GAGCGGGATGGAAAACCGAACGAGCAGACCGGCCAGCGAGCCGCCGACTTTATCGACTGCACTGCCTGGCGGAACACGGCAGAGTTTATCTGCAAGTGGTTCTCCAAAGGGCGCGTGGCTGTGGCTGCGGGCCGGATGCAGACCAGAACGTGGAAAGACCGGCACGATCAGAGCAGGAAGAGCACAGAGCTTCAGGTTGAAAGTATGTATTTTGCGGACAGCCGGAAGGACGCAGCCGCAGACGTGCCGCTTGCGGACGACGATCTGCCGGGCGCATGGACAGAGCTGAGCGGCAGCGAGCCGCTGCCATTCCTATAAAGAGAGGACGAAGGAAGATGGAGCGGAAAATCATTGTGCTGCGCGAAAGAACGCGGCGAACACGGCACCGCAGCCGGAAGGATGTGCGGGCAAGACGGAGGATTTGCGGCGTGCTGGCGGCGCTTTGTTTTCTGCTTCTGCTGGGCGTCGTCGGTGGTATGGAGAACGGAACCATGGCGCTCGGCATCGGAACGGTGCGCGTGATGGGAACCGGCGTGGCTGGCGTGCTGCTTACTTGGGCGGCGGGAGGATTCCGGTATGCAGCAAGGCCATAGACGCAGGTACTCCCGGAGGCGGCGGAGAAGAATCCGCCAGCTGCAGCTGCTGGTAGCGGCGTGTATCCTGGTGACTGGCGTAGTGCTGGCCTGCACTGCGCGGAACCGCAGCAAGCAGGAAGCGAAAGAGGCGGCTGAAGCCGCAGCCGCGCAGCCGGTGACGCAGGAGCTGGAGCCGGACGAGCCGCCCGCTCAGAATCCGGAACCGGAAGAAGAACCGGAGCCGGAGCAGGACTGGGACGAAGAGGCCCGGTACATGGCGCAGGCGTGCTTCGGCGAGGGCTGGATTTGCCAGTCGAAGACGGAATGGGCCGCGATCTATTGGAACATCCTGAACCGCGTAGACAGCGATGACCCGTATTATCCGGACAACATCATCAGCGTCGTCACGCAGAGCGCACAGTATCACGGGTACGACCCGACGAACCCGGTGCTTCCGGTACTCAAAGAACTGGCGCTGGATGTCATCGACAGATGGCAGCGGGAAAAACAGGGCGAGACAGATGTGGGCCGTGTGCTGCCGCCGGAATATCTCTTCTTCGGCGGCGACGGGAAACACAACACATTCAGAACCGAGTGGGACGGCGGCGAATACTGGGACTGGAGCTGGCCGTCTCCATACGAAAGTTAGGGAGGAAAGACCATGATGTATCGGGTGCGCCGCGTGCAGATCGGAAACAGCGGAGAGATTGCGTGGGAGTCGAAGCGAGCGGAGATCATACCGTGGCCGGTGGAGCTGACGGTCGGCGGGCTGTATGCGCTGCGCAGCGGCAGGCTGTACCGCGTGGAAGGGAGAGAAGATCATGGAGCAGAAAGTTGACCCGTATATGCGGGAGGCGCCATGGGTGTGCTGCCCGATGTGCGACGAGGATGTCTGCGTAGGGCGGTTCAACTGCCCGGAGATCGCGGAGTGGTGCAGGGAAAAACGAGAGAAGGACGAGGCAGAAGGAGTTGCGCGGACGTGAAAGAGAATGTGCTGGAGCGAAACGCGCGGATGGACACAGACCGCAAGATCGCTGATTTCCGCGTAAAGCAGCAGATGGATTATGCCTTCAAGGTGAAATACGCGAGAATCCGTGCGTGGGAGTTCTACAACCACCCCGATGTCGCAGGGAACTGCTATGTCGCAGTCGGCGGCCTGGACTCCATCACGCTGCTTTTATTCCTGCGCAGCATCGGAATTGATGTGCCTGCGGTTTCTGTCTCATCGCTGGAGGACAAGTCCATCCAGAGGGTGCATAAACAGCTTGGCGTGCAGCCGCTGAAGCCGCTAAAGAGCAAGGTCGAAGTGCTGCGGGAATATGGTTGGCCGGTCATCTCAAAAGAGGTCGCTGGGAAAATCTCGCTGCTTCAGAATCCGAGCGAGAAAAACGCGACGGTTCGTCATGCAATCATCACTGGAGAAACTGGGGCCTATGGTGGATACCGGACGGGGACACGAATGAAGCTGGCGCAGAAGTGGCTGGAGCTGTTCGGCGGATACGAAAACGAGCGCGAGGACGTCAACTACATGACGCCGGACTTCCTTGTGTCGGATAAATGCTGCTACTACCTGAAGGAAAAGCCGTGCAATGACTATGCAAAGGAAACTGGGTGCTTTCCATACATGGGGCTGATGGCGTCTGAAGGTGGGCGCAGACAGAAGGCTTTGATGATGCACGGGTGCAACTACATATCAGCAGGTACAAAGCGCAGCTGCCCATTCGCAATTTTTTCAAGACAAGACCTGCTGCAGCTCGCGTTAGATTTGCAGGTGCCGGTTCCGGAAATTTACGGCGAGATCGCGCGAGACGCAGACGGAACGCTGCGGACAACGAAAGCGCAGAGAACTGGGTGCAGTATGTGCGGCTTTGGCATACACATGGAGAAACGTCCGCATCGGTTCGACCAGCTCTGGGAGCGGAACCCGAAAGAATGGGAAATGTGGATGAACCATGTCATGCAGGACGATCGCGGGAACTGGTACGGCTGGGGTCGCGTGCTGGATTATATCGGCGTCGAGTGGCGAGACCCGGAAGTGGCCCTGATAAATGCAGCAGAACAAATCACGATGGACGACGCGATCAGATACCTAGCCGCCAAAGCGGCGGAATAATTACAAGAAGGAGGGAACGTATGAGGATCACAACAGACAGGCAGCGTGGGTGTGCGCGGAACTGCGCGAGCACCTAAAAGAATTTGAAGACAAGGAGGATACACGAATGAAGAAGCTATTCATATCGCAGCCCATGCAGGGCAAGAGCAAGGAGGAAATCCTTGCGGAGCGGAAGAGCGCGATCTGCCAGGCAAAAGAGGCCGTCGGAGACGAAGTCGAGATCATCGACAGTTACTTCGAAAACGCCCCGGCGTGCAACCGGCCGCTTTGGTTCCTGGGCGAAAGCCTGAAGCTGCTCGCAACAGCAGATATTGCATATTTTGCAACAGGTTGGGAAGGCGCACGCGGATGTAAGATCGAGCACACCTGCGCAGAGGAATACGGCGTCCGCATCATTGAGGCGCCGGGAATGTGAAGGAGGGATACGCTATGAGCGACATTAAGATCACCAAGGAGAGAATCGACGCGCTTCTCAGCGAAGCGGACATCCGCACACTGACGCTGTTCGGGAAATGCACGGTGGTAACGGCGAAGCTGAAGAACGGGTTCGTTCTGACGGCCGACAGCGCGTGCGTTGACCCGGCAAACTACGACAAGCGTATGGGTGAGCGCATCTGCCTGGAGCATATCGCAAACAAGCTCTGGGAGTTGGAAGGATACCGGCTGCAGTGGGACGTTTTCAACAAGGCGAACCGCAAAGGCACGGCACCGGGCCTGGACGACGAAACGCTGGATGAGATGCGCACGCTTTGCAGCAGGGCACTGCGAGCCTGGGGCGCAGAGATGCAGAGCGTCGTGGCAGCGGAGGAACTTTCTGAGCTGCAGAAGGAGCTTTGCAAAAGCGTGCGCGGAGAGGACAACGCAGACGCCATCGCCGAAGAGATTGCGGACGTGCAGATCATGCTGGAGCAGATGATGCTGCTGCACGACTGCCGGGACGATGTGGACGAGTGGCGCAGGCGGAAACTGGAACGTCTGGAGCAGCGGCTGCCGAAGGTTCCGGACCGGAGCCAGTGCAATCACGCATGGGTTCTGGAGCGGACAGACGGCAGCACGCGGTATTACTACTGCGAAAAATGCGGGGCGCACCACAAGCAGGTTGTGCCGCAGAAGGCAGACGCAGCGTGGGAGTGACGGCATGAAGGCTATGACGGCAGAGCGCTGCAGCGGCATCAAGAGCGGGTACTGGAGCGCGGAGAAGAAAGAAGACCTCGTGCAGCAGCTGGGGCTGTATGAGCATCAGATTCTCAGCCCGGAGAAGATCGAACGGTTTCAGAAGCTGCGCACACGTCTGAAGGGGGCCAGGGAGATCGTAGAGCTGGCGAACGAATGTGGGCGGCAGGTCTGCGACGAGGCCAGACACTTCGCCTGCCCGTTCGGAGACGAGAGCATGGAGAACTGCGCCCTGCGGCTGGAAGCAAAGTACGACGAGACCATAGGACTGCTGCTCGATTTGGCAGAGATGATGGGCTGACGGACAGATTCAGGAGGAAAAGATATGTTTGACATCACAAAAAGAACGACGATCACGACGGACTGGGCGCAGCTGAAGACCGTGCAGGAGCAGATGAACCTGGCGGAAATCATGCTGGAGGTCGGCAGCGAGTTCCCGATCTGCCTTGAGGCGGACGCAGACAATGAGAATGATGTGTTTGAGCAGCTGACGGCGCAGGTGGTGCACATCACGAAGGAAGGCCGCGTGATGGTTGTACTGAAGGACTGCATGGAGAAGATGCGCGCAATGAACGACCACGCGACGAACAAAGGCGGCTGGAAGGACAGCGCGATGCGCAAGTGGCTGAACGAAGATGTATTGCCTCGACTGCCGAAAGAGCTGCAGGCGATGATCGTGCCGCGCACCATCCGGCAGAAGATCAACGGCGAAGAAGTGCAGACGCAGGACAAGCTGTGGCTGCCGTCGTTTACGGAAATGTTCGGCGCAAAGGCGGCGGCTGAGTGGGCGCCCGGCGATCTGGGAGACGAACAGTTTGAACTGTTTGACTCGGAACGCAGCCGCGTGAAGGAAGTTCCGGGAAGAGGAACATGGTGGTACTGGCTCCGCTCGCCGCATGCCAGCTACTCCACGAGTTTCTGCCTGGTCTTCAGCAACGGCAACGCGAACTTTTACCACGCCAGCCGTGCCCGTGGCGTGGCCTTCGGCTTCTGCCTTTAATCCGGAATCTACCTATGATCTGCACGCCTGTGCGCGTGCAGATCGGCGCAGAAAGGAGCGCACGATGCAGAAACAGGCTCAGAACTATCGCTGGCGCGTGACGCACAAGGCGTATGGAACGGTCGAGGTAGAGGGCGTCGACTGGCTGCGGGCCATCATTGCGGCGGCCATGACATGGAAGCAGCGATGGACGCTCATTGCCAGAGCGTGCGAGACAGAAAAGCTGGGGCCAGCGTGACGAGGAAGCAGGGATGCAGCAGCTGCGCATGGGCCTTCCGCGAAGAGCAGCCGGGCGGCATGACGGCGCTTCGCTGCGGGTACCGAGCAGGCGCAGCGGAGCAAACGCCTCCGAGGTCGGACGGAATCCGGATGCTGCAGCCAAGTACCTGCTATGGAAGAATTACCCAGCTATTTCCGACGCGAATGGACGGCTGCGCAGACGGAAGGCCGCCAGCCTGGTGCCGAGGATACTTCATTCAGAAAGAACATTAGCCGAAACAGGGCGCAGCTGCGCCCTGTCTGCCGGGGACAGCCTCCCGGCACTGACGATGGCAGGCTGGCCATATACATTATATATTCGCGCGTACGCGCGAATTAAGGCTTGTAAGCAATCTTAACTTAGCAACCATTCTCTGAAGGAGGACACAGGGCCATGTATCAGGGGCGCACCTTCATCCGCGAAAGCGTATATGTCTGCGGCAATTACATGGACGCGGACATATATCCGGTGTTTCAGAAGCCAGGCCGCAGACGCAGCCGCTGCAAGCCGACGAGCGAGATTCAGAGAAGACTTAACCAGAAGAACGCGGAGAAGAGACTCACGCGCCTGGTACATACGAATTTCACGGAAGACGACATCGCTCTGCATCTCACCTACCGGCCGGGAGAAGAGCCAGAGACAAAAGAAGGTGCTCAGCGCGATCTGCAGAATTACATCCGCCGTCTGAAGCGGCGGTACACCAAGCTCGGCAAGGAGTTCAAGTATATCAGCTGCACGGAATACGGAAAGAAGACAAACCGCATCCACCACCATCTCATCATCAGCGGCGGACTCGACCGCGATGAGATCGAGAAGCTGTGGGGACGCGGCTATGCAAACAGCATCCGTCTGCAGTTCGGGCCGGATGGCGTAACGGGTCTTGCGCACTATATCGCGAAGGATAAGCTGTTCTTCCGCCACTGGAACCAGAGCCGGAACCTGATACAGCCGGAGCCTGCACAGTACGACGGGAAGATCACGCTGGACGAGGTGGGAAGCCTGGTAGACGCCATCGAGGAAAAGAACGCATGGGTGCAGCTGGAGCAGCGGTATCCGGAATACCAGCTGACATCCATCAGCTATGTCCGCAACGCCGTCAACAAGGGCGTTTATATTCACTTCGAGATGAGACGGAGGTGGGGACGATAGGCATACGGCTGGAAGACCTGCCGCTGCGTGCGCAGCAGCAGGCACTCGCTCAGCTCAAAACAGCGCAGATACAGAAGGCCAGGAAGTACCGGAACGAGCCGGAGATGGCAGAGGGCATCCGCTTTGACAGCAAGAAGGAGGCCGGAAGGTTTCGGGAACTGCAAGCCATGCTGCAGGCAGGGCTCATCCGCGAGCTGCGGCTGCAGCAGGACTTCACGCTGCAGGAAGCATACACCACGCCGGACGGAAGACGCATCCGCGCCATCCGGTACTGCGCGGACTTCTGCTATGAGCGGAAGACGCAGACCGGCTGGGAGAAGATCGTCGAGGACGTGAAGAGCCGGGCGACGCGGACACAGAAGTATATCATCAAGCGGAAGATGATGCAGGACAGATACGGAATCGAGATCAAGGAGATATGAACATGAAGATCGGAGACATCGTGCAGAGAATCCCGGAGACATTCGGGGAGACGGAGATCGTCCAAGCAAAAGACAGAAAGCAGCCGAAGAAGGAGCGCAAGCCATTCACGGGGACGGTGACGTACATCCACCCACTGAGGAGATACCACGTCGTCAGCTTCCGGGTGCGCGGCGGCGTCATCCGCGAGAGCTTCGCAGGCGCATGAGACAGACGACGGCGTAAGAGAAAGGGCGCGAGGGAATGTTCCGTTTCAAATCTGGCGTGAAGGTAGACTACAACCGGCAGGGGTATATCTATTTCACCTCACGCCTTTACAAAGACCTGCCGGAAGAAGACCAGCGGGTTATCCTCAACCTGTGCCTGGAACATGGCGGGGAAAGCTACCAGGCGCTGTTTGAGTTCGTGACAACAGACGCGACGGCGACGGCGGTGTGCATGAAGCACTGCCTGAGCAAGTCCACGCTGCACCGGATGGTGCGAAGGTACTACGAGGATTTCCCCAAAAAGCTATAATTCGGGCAACGAAAAGCGGGACTGCAGGCGTGCAGCCCTGCTTTTTTGTGCAAGGTGCCGAAAAAGTTGACACTTCGTGACGCGACTTTTCCAGTATCATGGCATCGTGACGGGGCGTGCACTCGATATTGCAGCAAGACCCTGCGGGAGGGCGCCGCGCATTAGGCGGGATTTGAGCGGTGCGGAGAGTATATTTGAATTTTTCCCCACGACAAGCGCACGCATACGGGCGCACACGCGCGGGAACCTTAGAGCGCCGGGACGGGAGGTGGCGCAGATGGCGGCAGGAAGGCCAAAAAAATACACCAGAAAGAAGCTGCGGGAGGAAACGGAACGGTATTTTCGCAGCATTTCGCGCACAGTTCTGGCCAGAGACGACACGGGCGGCATCATCCGGAATGACGACGGCGATGAGATTCAGCTTCTACAGTATGTCGTGCCGCCGTCGATCGCCGGGCTGTGCCTGCAGCTGGGCATTGACCGCAGCACCTGGCAGAACTACGCAGACCCTGCGCTGCATCCGGAGCTGGCAGACGTGGCAGCCGAAGCCAGAGCGCGGATTGAAGCGTATCTGGAGCAGGAGCTTTTGACACGGGAGAAGGGACTGCAGGGCATCATCTTCAATCTGCAGAATAACTACGGCTGGCGGCAGAAGCAGGAAGTTGAGCTGGGCGAAAAGACGCGCAGCTCGATGGGCGCCGGTGAGCTGCGCATTGCAGACAAGCTGGCACTGCTGGCCGAGGAACGCGACGCGCTGCTGGAGACGGAGCGAGAAGACGATGGCGAAGAAGCAGACGCAGAAGGAACTTGACCTGAAGGTCGAATGTGCGCTGTGGTTCCGGAATCTCCGGGAGACGAACAACCGCACGTTCCTGCCACTGTTCTGGGACGAACACAGATACCTGGTTCTGAAGGGCGGCGGCGGTTCCGGAAAGTCGATCTTCGCGGGGCGAAAGATTCTGGAGCGGGCCATCACGGAGCCGGGGCACCGGTTCCTGGTCTGCCGGAAGGTCGCCAGGACGCTGCGGGAGAGCTGTTTCAAGCAGCTGCTCGGACAGCTGGCAGACTTCTATCCGGACAGCGGATACAAAGCCAACAAATCAGACCTTGCTATTTCGTTCCGCAACGGAAGCGAGATCATCTTCGCAGGTCTGGACGACGTCGAGAAGCTGAAGTCGATCTACAACATCACGGGCATCTGGATTGAAGAAGCGAGCGAGCTGCTGGAGGGAGATTTCAACCAGCTGGACATCCGACTGCGCGGCCGGACGCGGGAGTATCAGCAGATCATCCTCACCTTCAACCCGATCAGCATCAAGCACTGGCTGAAGAAACGGTTCTTCGACCGGAAAGACCCACGGGCACGGGTGCATGAGTCCACATACAAGGATAACCGCTTTCTGGACGACGCGGCCATTCGGACATTGGAGAGCTTTCAGGAGACGGACGAGTATTACTACCAGGTCTACTGCCTGGGAATGTGGGGCGTGACCGGAAAAACCGTCTTCGACGGCAAGGCTGTGGCGGCAAGGCTACAGGCCATCCGGCCGCCGAAGCGCACGGGAATTTTTGAATTTGACGACGACGGCGTGAAGCTGTCTTCGATCAACTGGACGGACGACAAGACCGGCTGCATCCGCATCTACCGCGAGCCGGAGCCGGGCGTGCCGTATGTCATCGGCGGAGACACCGCCGGAGAGGGCAGCGACAGCTTCGTGGCGCAGGTACTGGATAACAGAACCGGCGTGCAGGTGGCGCAGCTTCGCGGGAAATTCGACGAGGACGTCTTCGCCCGGCAGGTCTACTGCCTGGGCCTGCACTACAACACGGCGCTCATCGGCCTGGAGACGAACTTTTCCACCTACCCCGTCATGGAACTGGAGCGGCTGCGGTATCCGCGCCAGTATGTGCGGGAGACCATCGACGACTACACGCACAAAGTCCGGCAGTCGTTCGGATTTCTTACGAACACGAAGACGCGGCCGGTCATCCTCGCTGAACTCATCAAGGCTGTGCGGGACGACATCGAGATTGTGAACGACGAGACGACGCTGGAAGAGATGCTGTCGTTCGTGCGAAACCCGGAGACCCTGAAGCCGGAAGCGGAGCCGGGCGCACACGATGACTGCGTGCTGTCACTGGCCATTGCGCACCACATCCGGCCGCAGCAAAGCTATCTGCTGCAGGAGCCGAGGGCGCAGGGCGTGAAGTGGTCGCGCAGCCAGTGGGAGGACTATGAAAACGCATCACCTGCGGAGCGGGAGATGCTGAAGAAGAAATGGGGAACCCCGGCTACCTGACAGGCAGCCGACGACATAGGAGTGAAGATCATGGCGAAACGAGCGAACAACGACAAGCTCCGGCTCTGGCAGGACAGGCTCTCTCGAAACGAAAGCGCTTATGAATCCGAGGCAAGCCGGATGGACGAGCGGGAGGCACTGTATGCAGGCGTCAATCAGCTGCGGGCCATCGTCCGGGGCGAGAGGAAAACGCAGACACCGCACGTCCGGAACATCTGCGCGGAGCTGATCGAAGCGCAGACGGACAGCAACATCCCGCAGCCGAAGGTCACGGCCCGGCGGAAGAAGGACGAGATGAAGGCCAAGCTCATCGAAGATATGCTCCGCAACGAGCTGGACAGGATGCCGTTTGAACAGCTGAACGACATGATGGAACGCACGGTGCCCATCCAGGGCGGCGCTGCGTTTTTGGTCGAGTGGGACAACACGCAGCGGACGCACTTCACGATCGGAGAGCTGGCCGTGTCCACGCTGCACCCGAAGCAGATCGTGCCGCAGGACGGTGTCTACACAGGCGTGGAGGACATGGACTATATCATCCTCAAAATTCCGCAGACGAAGGAGTACATCCGCCGGAAATACGGCGTGAGTGTGGCAGACGAGTCGGAGCGCGAGCCGGACGTCAAGGGCACGGGCGACACGTCCACGGCGGATGATCTGGTCACGCAGTACATCGCCTATTACCGCAACGACAAGGGCGGCATCGGCCTTTACAGCTGGGTGAACGATACGGAGCTTGAAGACCTGGACGACTACCAGGCGCGGAAGCTCCGCCGGTGCGTCCAGTGCGGCGCCATTGAGCCGCTGGCAGCAGAACCGATGGATGAACCGAGCACAGACGGGACGCCGCCGCAGCCGATTTTGCAGCCGCAGACACCGGAAGCGGCCATTCAGGAAGCGGAGAACGAGCTGGAGCGGGAGACCAGACCGGCGGTACAGCGCGGCGGGCGCAAGGCCTGCCCGTACTGCGGCGGGACAAAGTGGGCAGAGTCCACCGAGGAATACGAGGAAGTCTACTTCCCAATTCAGCGCACAGACGGGAGCATCATTCCGGGCGTCGTTCCGAAAGAAATGGCCAGCGAGACACAGACAGACGAGCTGGGCCTGCCGGTCGTCACGATCACGGAAGAGCCGACACGCATCCCGTTCTACAAGCCGGACATCTTCCCCGTCATTCTGCAGAAGAACGTGAGCATGTACGGCCGGTTCTTGGGCGACAGCGACATCGACAAGATTGCAGACCAGCAGAACACCACCAACCGCGTCGAGGCCAAGATCATCGACAAGCTGCTCAAATCCGGAAGCTATATCACGCTGCCGGACGAGGCCAGCATCCGCGTGGACGCGGACGACATGAAGGTCATCCGGCCGGGCAACGCCGCGACGAAGGCGCTCATCGACGTCTACGATCTGCAGGGCAACGTGCAGCAAGACCTCACCTATCTGGCACAGGTCTACGAAGAGGCGCGGCAGGTCATCGGCATTACGGATTCCTTCCAGGGCCGCACAGACCACACTGCCACGAGCGGCAAGGCCAAGGAGTTCGCAGCGGCGCAGTCGGCCGGGCGACTGGAATCCAAGCGCGTGATGAAAGATGCAGCATACGCTGCGCTCTTCGAAGCGATGTTCAAGTTCAAGCTGGCGTACACAGACGAGCCACGGCCAGTCGTGTCGTCGGACATCCACGGAAACGCGCAGTATGAGACCTTCAACCGATACGATTTTCTGGAGCAGGACGACGCCGGGGAATGGTGCTGGAACGATCAGTTCCTCTTCTCGTGCGACACATCCGCGCCGCTGGCGTCGAACCGCGAGGCCATGTGGCAGGAAACACGCATGAACCTGCAGACCGGCGCCTTCGGAGACCCGGCGCAGCTGCCGACACTCATCCTGTTCTGGACGAAGATGGAGATGCTGCACTATCCGGGCGCCAGCGAGACGCGCGGGTATCTCGAAGAAGAGCTGAAGAAGCAGCAGGCCCAGCAGCAGATGGCCATGCAGATTCAGATGGCCCAACAGCAGGCAGCCGTGCAGGCCCAACAGGCGCAGCAGCCATCCGGTATCGACGAGCAGACGGCACAGGCCGTCGTGCAGCGGGCCAGACAGGACGCAGCACGGGACTCTGCCGCAGCGAGACAGCAGCCCCAGGGGACAGCCCCTGTTTGATTCTTTTGATCGTTTCTTTTATCCGGGTATCGCCCGGCCTCCCAAAGCGGCAGGCTGCGCGGGATTGGGGCACCCGCGCAGCTGGCCGTGACATAGGAGCATCCAAAAAGAAAGGAGGACGAACACATGGCAGACAACAAGAGACCCGGCTACGCTGGCAGCATCCAGAACACCGGCGCACAGAAGGTCAACGCGCCTTTCTCGCAGAACGTGAAGAAGGGCAACGGCCAGGTGAAGACCGGAAACGATCTTCGCACCGGCAGTTCCGGCAGCGGCAAGAGCGGCAAGTGATGCCGCTCACCGCTAGCCCCGACAACTTCGCAGCAAAAGCGTAAAAATGCAAGGCCCGCAGACCATGGGCACAGGAGGGACACATGAACGAGATCGACTACGGCGCACTGTTTGGCATCGACGAAGGCGGAAAAGAGCAGGAAGCCGCCGACCCTGCACAGTCGCAGGAAGAACAGGCGCAAGGCGAAGAAGTGCAGGAGGCCGCCGACCCTGACGAAGAAGACCAGAACAATACACAGCAGACAACCGGCGCAGACGACCAGGCGTCTGAAGAAGATGCAGGCGGCGAGCAGCCGGAAGGCAATACAGAAACGGGCAGCGAAGGTGCGCAGGATGCGAATGCCCGCAACGCACAGTTTGCAGCGGCACGCCGGAAGGCGGAAGCAGAGCGGGATGCGGCGATTGCAAAGGCCAGAGAGGACGCCAGAGCAGAGGCGCAGCGGTTCATCGACGAGGCGTTTGCAAGCAGCGGCATGACAAACCCGTACACCAAGAAGCCAATCACCTCGAAGGCAGAGTACGAAGAGTACCGGGAGCGCTTCGAGGAAGAGAAGAAGTCTCACCTGCTCCGAAAGAGTGGGATGAGCGACGAAGAGTTCAATCAATTTGTGCAGAATCTGCCGGAGGTGCGAGAAGCGCGGGAGGCGAAGCTGGCAGCGGAGAAGGCCAGACAGGACGCCCAGGAGGCGCAGGCCAAGGTGCAGGTGGATGAGCAGCTGAAGAAGATCAGCGAGCTTGACCCGAACATCCGCGAGCTGCAAGACCTGGCGAAGATGCCGAGCTATCCGCAGTTCTATGAGCTGGTGAAGAAGGGCAACAGTCTGCTCGACGCTTTTAAGCTGGCGAACTTCGAGACGCTTTCACAGGGCACAGCGGCAAGGGCACGGCAGGCGGCCATCAATGCCGCACAGTCGAAGCAGCATTTGGCGCAGACACAGACGCGGGGCAAGGGCGCCGTGACGGTTCCTTCGGACGTGAAGGAGCTGTACCGCACCATGAACCCAGGCGTTACCGATGCGGAGATTCAGGCACACTACAGCCGGACACACAAGGGCTGAGAAAGGAGCATTTCACATGAGTTTCAAAATTCACAGCATCGATGACAACAGGATTTCTGGCATCGAGTATCTGCCGTGCGGCGCCATCACGCCGAAGGTCGGCATGGCACTTGTCCAGTCGGGCGGCAATCTCGCACTGGCAACCGGCACGAACGCGCCGACGTACATCTCCATGTGCGAGAAGGACAGCCCGTGCACGGCGGGCGACATCATCCCCGTGATTCGGGTGAACAAGGACATGATCTTCGAGACCACGTTTGCAGCGGCGGCGACCAGCGTGAAGCTGGGCGACAAGGTGACGCTGCACACGGACGGTCTGCAGGTCACGGGCACGACCGCGAGCGGCGTGGCTGAAGTCGTCTATATGGACGGCACGGCGGCGGGCGATATGTGCCGCGTCCGCTTCTGATACCAGGAAAGGAGACATGAGCAATGGCTAACATTACCTTTACCGAAGGCTCCGGCCTTCAGGACAGCATTTTCGGCAAGAGCCAGGAACCGATCAAGATGTTCCTGGAGAAGCGCGGCGAGGCTTTTGAGCAGGCCAGTATGCTGCCGGAACTGTTCAACATCTCCCCAAGCAACCACTGGGGCGAGAAGTTCACGACCATGACCGCGATGGAGGGCTTCCAGCCGGTCGGCGAGAACGGCGACTATCCCGTGGACGGCATGCAGGAAGGCTTCAGCAAGTTCCTGGAGCACATGACCTGGAAGAACAGCTTCTCGCTGTCGCGCGAGATCGTGGAAGACGGCAAGCTGATGGACCTCAAGAAGCAGCCTGCGGGCTTCATCACGTCGTATTACCGCACGCGCGAGAAGTTCGGCGCGGCGCTGCTCGGCGCAGCCATCAACGGCGCGACGAGCACGAAGTTCTACGGCAAGACCTTCTCCACGCTGGGCGCAGACGGCAAGTGCCTGTTTGCAAAGGAGCATCCGTCGGCGCTGGGCAAGAAGAAGCAGTCGAACCTCTTTGCCGACGGCTTCTCCAGCGACGCGCTGGCTGCAGCGGAGTCTGCCATGCAGGACTTCCGGGGCGACAACGAGGAAGTCCTGGACGTGGCGCCGACGACCATCCTCATCCCGAACGAGTACACGCTCAAGCGGGATGTCTTCGCCGCGATCGGCGCAGACAAAGACCCGGACACCTCCAACAACGGCTTCAACTTCAACTTTGGCCGCTGGAACGTCATCGTCTGGCCGTACCTCAACCAGTTTATCACCGCAGGCACGAAGCCGTGGGTGCTGCTGGACAGCAAGTACAACGAGGAATACGGCGGCGCCGTGTGGCTTGACCGAGTGGCGCTGGAGGTTCGCAGCGAGCTGGCAGGCAACGACGCCAATGTATGGAAGGGCTATGCGCGTTTCATCGCGGGCTTCAACGACTGGCGGGCGTTCTGTGTCGGCGGCGTGACCGGCGGCACGCAGCTTGTCGGCGGCTGACAGGAGGGCTTCAGGATGGGAAAGTACACAAGGTTCACAAACCTGGAAGTGACCGATGAACTGAAGCTCGGCAGCATGAAGGCGTCCACGTTCAAGGTAACGGCCGCAGATGCGGCCGCCGCCGCAGGCTCGGCACCGACGAAGGCGGAGTTTGACGCCGTCGTCACGCTGGCAAACGAGCTGAAGGCGAAATATAACGCGCTGGCCACAAAGCTGAGCGCGACAACCTGACACACAGAACCGGGACGGCGGCGCTTGCCGTCGCCCCGGCTTTGCATTTTTCGAGGAAGGAGGTGCCGGGCATGGCAACCTTGAAGAGCGTCATCGACATGGTGGACGAGATCAAGCCGAACGCCTTCTCCAACGAGGCAAAGACGCAGTGGCTCAACGAGTGCGAGGGGCTGGTGCAGACGGAGGTTCTGCTCTTCGCAAGCGAAGAGATCATCACCTACCACTATGACGCAGATAAGGACAAGGAGCTGCTGGCGCAGCCGCCGCACGACAAAATCTACTGGGCCTATTTGACGGCCATGATCGACTTTGCAAACGGCGAGTACAACAAGTACCAGAATACGATGCAGGTATTCAACAGCTTTTTCAGCGAGTTCATGCGCTGGTTCGCGCTCAACTACCATCCGGCAGACACCCACATGGAGGTGTATGTATGAGCTACACGAAGATCGGAACCGAGTGGCGCGGGTATTACATCACGGCATACGGCATCGCCGTGAAGCACGGCTTCATCGGAACCGAAGAAGAGTGGCTGGCCAGCCTGAAAGGCGACGGCGGCGAACCGGTCGTCATCCGCTACAGCGAGACCGACGGGCAGCTGCAGTGGAAGTATGAAAACGAAGACGACAGCGCGTGGCGTGAGATTCTGACGCTTGCAGATTTGCAGGGAGACCTGGTTTCTGCGACGATCTCACAGGCGCAGGCGGCCAAGGAAGCGGCAGAGGCGGCAAAGACAGCTGCGCAGTCGGCAGCATCGAGCGCCCAGGCCGACGCCAGCGCTGCGCAGACGGCAGCAGCAACCGCCAGCACGAAGGCGGCAGAGGCAGCAGCTTCTGAGCAGACAACTTCCGGGGCAGCGGACACGGCGCAGGCGGCCGCCACAAAGGCGGAGAACGCGCAGAAGACAACCACAACGAACGCCGCGCAGGCGGCGCAGTCGGCCACGGACGCCCGCACGGCGAAGGCAGGCGCAGAGTCGGCGGCCAGCAATGCGGCAGAGTCTGAGGCGGCAGCAAAGACGGCGGAGACGAACGCGAAGAAAAGCGAGGCATCCGTCGCGGCAGACAGCGCAGCGGCGACAAAAGCGGCTGGAGATGCGGCAAACGCACAGACGGCTGCGGAAGCGGCCAGAGATGAGGCGGTCGGCAGCAAGACGGCGGCAGCTGCATCCGCTGCAAGCGCAGGCCAGGACAGGCAGGCAGCGCAGGCAGCCAAGGCTGCAGCAGAGACTGCGAAGACGGACGCCCAGGCAGCGGCTGCGGACGCGCAGGAAAGCGCGAAGCTTGCGCAGAGCAGCGCACAGGGCGTGGAGGCAAACGCAAAAGCAGCTGAGAGCTGGGCCGTGGGCGGAACAGGAACACGCGAGGGCGAGAACACCAACAACGCGAAGTATTGGTGCGACAGTGCGCAGGCCATCGCGGGCGGCGGCGTGACGAGCTTCAACGGACGAGGCGGCGCAGTTGTTCCGGAGGCAGGCGACTATACCCCGGAGATGGTAGGCGCAGACGCAGCGGGAACCGCCGAGACCAAGGCAGGCACCGTGCAGGGCAATCTGGACGACCATGAGGCCGATACTACGAAGCACGTCACAGCAGCGGAGCGCACCAAGTGGAACGGCAAGCAGGACAAACTGACCTTCGACGCAGCCCCGACAGCGAACAGCACGAACCCTGTGACCAGCGGCGGTGTGAAGGCAGAGCTTGACAAGAAGGCCAACGCTACAAGCCTGGGCGCACATACCGGGAACACAGACAACCCGCACCAGGTAACAGCGGCGCAGGCGGGCGCAGACCCGGCAGGAACCGGCAAGTCGGAAGCGGCCAGCGCAGTATCGGCGCACAACAGCTCGAACACGGCGCACAGCGACATCCGAACCGCGCTTGCGGGCAAGGAGGCAGCAGGCGCTGCGGCGGCGGTGCAGGGAAACCTGGACGACCACGAGGCCGATACCACGAAGCACGTCACAGCAGCGGAGCGGACGGCCTGGAACGCAAAGAGCGGGAAGGCTGTTTCCTTCACGGTGACGCTGGCGGCCGCCAGCTGGAGCAGCAAGGCACAGACGGTGAGCAACGCGAACTTCCTGACGGGCGCGTATGCGTATGTGGTGGCGCCTGCACCGGCCAGCTTCGGTGCGTACAGCGAGGCGATCATCTACGCAGACAACGTAACGCAGGCGGGAAAGATGACCTTCCACTGCAGCCAGACGCCGACGGCGGCATTGACGGTGAACATCACGAGAATTGAGGTGGGAACATGAACGGATTAGTCTTCAACATGGTAGGCGGCGGAGGCGGCGGGGTGAAGCTGGTGTCGATCGCCATTACAACGCCGCCAGCAAAAACGACTTACGTCTCCGGTGAAACCTTCAGCCCGGCAGGCATGGTCGTCACGGCGACATATTCCAACGGCGCTACGCTCAAGGCGACGGGATACAGCTTCAGCCCGGACACGGCACTGACGGACGGCACGACGAGCGTCACCATCGAGTACACGGAAGGCGGCGTGACGAAGACGGCGGAGCAGGCCATCACGGTGGTGCACCGGCTGACGAAGATCGAGATCACGGCGCAGCCGACGAAGACTACCTACGAGTATGGCGACAGCTTCCAGAGCGCGGGCATGGTGGTGAAGGCCACTTATTCCGACGGCGCCACGGCCAATGTGACCGGCTACAGCTGCAGCCCGACGGTGCTGAGCACGGTCGGCACGCAGACGATCACGGTGAGCTACACGGAAAACGGCGTAACGAAGACGGCAACGACGAGCGTGACGGTGAACCGGAAGACGATCTCCGCGGTGCCGAGCCAGAGCGGGACGCTGACCTACACGGGAAGCAGCCAGTCCCCGTCCTGGAGCAACTACAGCACGACGCAGCTGACCATCGGCGGAACGACGTCCGGCACGAACGCGGGAAGCTACACGGCAACCTTCACGCCGAAGAGCAATTACCGCTGGGCAGACGGCACGACGACGGCGAAGAGCGTGAGCTGGAGTATCGCCAAGGCGGCGGGCAGCCTCTCCATCTCCCCCACCAGTATGACGCTGGACACCACGACGAAGAGCAAGACCATCACGGTGACGCGCAGCGGCAACGGCACGATCAGCGCCGTGAGCAGCGACACAGCAGCGGCGACGGTGAGCGTATCGGGCAACACGGTGACGGTGACGGGCAAGGCCAACGGCAGCGCGACGATCACCATCAGCGTGGCGGCGGGAACGAACTACACCGCACCGGCGAACAAGACCTGCGCGGTGACGGTGAGCTTCCTGAAGGACAACTTCGCGGACAACGACTGGGCTTCCATCATCGCAGCGTGTCATTCGGGCAGCGTGCCGAGCACATGGGTGGTGGGCAACAGCAAGACGATGACCATCAATGGCGCGAGCTATCAGGTAGACATCATCGGCAAGAACCACGACACCTACGCATCCGGCGGGAAGGCACCGCTGACCTTCCAGCTGCACGACTGCTACGGCGAGGCCAAGAACATGAACAGCTCCAACACCAACAGCGGCGGCTGGACGAGCTGCGCCATGCGAAGCACACACCTGCCTGCCATTCTGGCGCTGATGCCGACGGAGGTACAGAACGGCATCCGGGAGGTGAACAAGCTGACCTCGGCGGGCAGCCAGAGCGCCACCATCAACACCACGGCGGACAAGCTGTTTCTGCTGAGCGAGATCGAGATTTTCGGCAGCGTCAGCTATTCCAAGAGCGGCGAGGGCACGCAGTATGACTACTACAAGGCGGGCAACAGCAAGGTGAAGAAGTTCAACGGCAGTGCGTACTACTGGTGGGAGCGCTCTCCGTATGGCAGCAACTCCGCGAATTTCTGCTATGTCTACAGCCACGGCTACGCCAACTACAACGTCGCGAGCATTGCGTATGGCGTGGCCTTCGGCTTCTGCTTTTAATCCAGCATCTAAGGCAATCCCGCAGCCTGTGTGCTGCGGGATGGAAGGGAGAGAACCATGTCGGTCTACAAATCAAAACGGGGCGAGAGCAGCGTGCAGTTCATCGAAACGGCAAGACAGCTGGAGGCACACACCTTCGCGTGCTGCATGAAGGCACCGAAGCGGTACGAGCGGTTTCTGACGGGACGCATCATGGAGCTGAGCAGCGAGGTGCATGACCGGGTACGGGCGGCGAACAACATCTGGCCGACGAACCGGCACGAGGCACAGCTGCGCAGGGACGAGCTGATGCGAGCGAACAACGCGCTGCAGAACCTCAGCCCGAAGCTGCAGCTGCTGTATGACAGCATTTTGCAGAACCCGGAGGGCTACGGGTGGATTCACAAGGCGATGCAGCGCTGGGGCGACCTCATCTGCGAGGAAGCGAAGCTCATTGCGGCGGTGAAGAAGAACGACCGGCAGCGGTACAAAGACCTTCCGGAATGAAGAACATGGGTCAAGCTCTGTATTTGTTGCACTTGCGGCAGCGCGAACAACTGGTGGGAGCGCTCTCCGAATGGCAGCAACTCCACGAATTTCTGCAATGTCAACAGCAACGGCAACGCCAACTACAACAACGCGAGCAATGCGAATGGCGTGGCCTTCGGATTCTGCAAGAGATGGGTCAGGACAGTAACCGGCAGCGGCGAAGCAGCACCCTTGCAGAAGGAGAGCTTGTTCCCGGCATAGCCAAAACAATCCTCTGATGCAGTCAGCCGGACGCTGCTTGCATGGCGGGCGAATGTGCGGACAGCCCGTTCCATGGCTGGTACTGCCACGCGGATAGAACACGCACCCAAGAATAATTCCGTACAGGGGATGCCCTAACGGGCGAGGAGAATTATGACGAGCGAAGAGAGACACGAGGCACGGTACAGGAGAAGAAAAGCGGAACGCCAGCGGCGAAGAGATGCACGCAGCGAGGCGTGCGGGAGCTTTGAGCAGGTGTTCAGTTACGAGCACCTGTACCGGGCGGGACGGGAATGCTGCAAGGGCGTGGGCTGGAAATGCTCCACGCAGCGGTATCTCGGCAACTTTACCGCCAACATCGCCCGGACGCACCGGGAGCTGATGGACGGCACATGGAAGACCAAGGGATTTTTCACCTTCGACCTGATGGAACGGGGAAAGCTGCGGCACATCCGCAGCGTGCACATCGCGGAGCGGGTGGTGCAGCGCTGCCTGTGCGACAATGCGCTGGTGCCGCTGTTCTCGGCGGCGTTCGTGTACGACAACGCGGCGAGCCTGAAGGGCAAGGGCATCGACTTTGCCATGGATAGGCTGACCTGCCACCTGCAGCGGTACTACCGAAAGCACGGGACGGACGGCTGGGCGCTGGTATTTGACTTTTCGGACTACTTCAACTCCGCGCCGCACGCGCCGATCTACGCAGAGAGCGAGCGGCGCATCCGGGACGAGCGGGTGCGAAAGCTGGCGTGCGGCCTGATGGAGGACTTTGGCGAGCGGGGCTTCGGCCTCGGCAGTCAGGTGAGCCAGATCGACGCGCTGATGCTGCCAAACCGGCTTGACCACTTCATCAAGGAGCAACTGCACATCGAGGGCTACGGCAGATATATGGACGACGGCTATCTCATCCACGAGAGCCGGGACTACCTGCAGGAATGCCTGAAGCAAATCCGGGCGGTATGCGCAGACCTCGGCATCCGGATGAACGAGAAGAAGACGCGCATTGTAAAGCTGCAGGAGCTGCATTTCCTGAAGACGAGATTCTATCTGACGGAGACGGGGAAGGTGCGGCGGAAGATGTGCCGCAAAAGCGCAAGGCGGATGCGGCGGAAGCTGAAGACCTTCCGGCGATGGATGACGGAAGGCAGAATGACAGAGGAAGACATCCACACGGCATACGAGAGCTGGCGCGGCCACATGCGGCGGGGCAACAGCTACCGGGTGCTGCGGCGGATGGACAGGTTCTACAAACGACTGATGGAAAAAGGAGCGTGAAAGCATGTACGAGATCAGAAAGGACGGCGGCGTGATCGCACTGACAGAGAAGCCGAACTACATCCGCAGGCACGCGGACGGCTTCTACATCCTCTGCGAAGAGGAGGACGCACAGGGCGTGGCCGTGGACGGCACGGTATACCGTCTGATGGGGCGCACGGGGCTTGATGAACTGAAGGAAGTGCAGCTCATTGAGAAGGACACCGGCACGGTTTTGCAGAGCAGCAGCGAGGCGGTGGGCATCGCCTTTGTCACCATGACAGAGAGGGGAGACATCGACGGCGTGACGGCGGGAGAGCACGCGGAGCTGTTCAGCCCGTGGGCGTACCCGGTGGCATACACCGCAGGACAGATCAGGGAACGCAGCGGAAAGCTCTACAAATGCCTGCAGGCGCACACCTCGCAGGCGGACTGGAAACCGGAGGACAGCCCGTCGCTGTGGGTGGGCATCTCCGACCCGGCGGAGGAATGGCCGGAGTGGAGCCAGCCGGTGGGCAGCACAGATGCCTACGCCAAGGGCGCAAAGGTGAGCCACAATGGCAAACACTGGACGAGCGATGTGGACGCGAACGTGTGGGAGCCGGGTGCGTATGGATGGACGGAGGCGACGGCATGACGGAGACGGTCATTGTGGCTGTGCTGAGCCTGATCGGCACCATGGCGGGGGCGTACTTCGCAAACAAGAAAAGCGCGGCGCTCATCGCCTACCGGCTGGAGGAACTGGAGCAGAAAGTAGCGAAGCACAACGGTTTGGTGGAGCGCACCTACCATCTGGAAGAGGCGGCGGCGGTCTTCGAGGAAAAGCTGAAGGTGGCAAACCACCGCATTGACGATCTGGAGAGAGGGGCATGAAGGGCAGACATCAGAGAAGACGGCCAAGTAAGACAACGACCACCAAGCGCATTGTGTGGGCGTGCCTTATCAACGGCATCGGCTGGGTGTGGTGCAGCTACGTCCTCGCCTTCCTCGGCAGGACGGAAATTGCGGAAAGCCTGAGCCGGACGGCGGTGACGGAGATCATCGGCGTGGTGCTGCTGTACTGCGTGAAGAGCCTGTTTGAAAAGCGGGAGAGCTTCGGCGGTATCGGCAGGAAGGAAGAACAGGTAACGGACTTATGAAAGGAGCAAGACCATGACGGACATTGCAATCGTGAGACTGGGTATCGGGCTGGTGCTGTTGATCGCGGCAAACATCGCCCTCGGCAGCGTGAACGCCTTCATGGAGGGCACATGGGACATGATGAAGTTCCGCAACGGCTGCATCAAGGGCGGCGTGGTGGCTGCGTCGCTCATCGCGGTGTACTACGCAGGCTGGCTGAACCCTGATCTGCTGGTCATCGAGGCGGAGGGACAGACGGTGAACCTGATGACGGCGGTACATATCGCGCTGCTGGCAGCGTTCACGGCGTATGCGGTGGATGTGCTGAAGAAGCTGAAGGACATGCTGAGCACCGCGACACCCGGCAAGGAGGAAGACCATGAGCAACAGTAAGCTGGTGTGCTACACCAAGCTCAGTCCGTACACCTACGGCAAGCGAAACCATGCAATCGACACTATCAGCATCCACTGCATGGCGGGGAACCTGAGCGTGGAGAGCTGCGGGCAGATGTTCCAGACGAGCAAATCCAGCAGCAACTACGGCATCGGCAGCGACGGGCGCATCGGCATGTACGTTGAGGAAGGATACGCGAGCTGGTGCACATCCAACAGGAGCAACGACAACCGCGCTGTGACCATCGAGGTGGCCAACTGCGCGAAGGGCGAGCCGTGGCCGATCACGGAAAAGGCATACAAGAGCCTCATCAATCTGCTGGTGGACATCTGCAAGCGGAATCACATCCCTGAACTGCGGTGGAAGGGAGATCAAAACCTCGTAGGTCAGGTAGAACGGCAGAACATGACCGTGCACAGATGGTTTGCAAACAAGTCCTGCCCCGGCAACTGGCTGTACGAGCATCACGGGCAGATCGCAAAGGAAGTAAACGAAAGACTGGAGGAAGAAAACATGGTGAGATACGAACGGCTGCGGGACATCAAGAACAAGGAGTTCCACGACATCATCGAAAAGCTGATGGATGCAAACATCCTCGGCGGCGACGGCAGCGACCCGACGGGCAACGAGGACATCATCGACCTGAGCCACGACATGGTGCGTACCCTTGTGCTGGAGTATCGCGGCGGGGCGTTTGACCGCAAGCTGAAGGCCGTGGGCATGGAGCCTGCGGTGAAGGACTGAGAGAGCGGCGGAGGCCGGTGCATTCCGCCGGTCTCCGCCTTCTGCGCGAAAGGAGGCATGAAAGATGCCATCAAACCTGCTGACGGCAGACACCACTTTCCCGACGCTGACGCAGGAGCAGAGCACGGACGAGAAGTTTGAGAAGATCACAAGCTATCTCTACATGCTGCTGGAGCAGCTGCGCTACAGCATGGGAAACCTTGACAAAGAGAACTTCAACGACGCGGGGCTGGAGGAGATCGCAAACATCATCACGGAGCCGGTGTATGTGCAGCTGAAGGATGACGAGGCAAATATCGCGGCGCTGACAGTGACGGCGGCGGGACTGGGCGCGCGGCTGAGCGACGCGGAGGGAAACATCACGCAGCTCACCGCCACCACCACAAGCCTGACAAGCCGCATCAGCAGCGCGGAGGGCAGCATCTCCACCCTGCAGCAGACGGCCACAAGCCTGACAAGCCGCATCTCGGACGCAGAGGGGAACATCTCTTCCCTGACGCAGACGGTGAACGGCATGACGCTGAGCGTAACCAACGGCTCATCCAGCTCCACCATTCGGCTTTTGGCCAACGGCGTGCAGCTGAGCAGCCAGTCCATCAGCTTCTCCGGCATGGTGAGCTTCACAGACCTGTCCACCAGCGGCTGGACGACCATCAACGGGGACAACATCACCACGGGCACCATCGAGGCTATCGACATCTACGGCTGCACCATCGAGGGCAGCACCTTCAAAAGCGTACTGAAAGCCAACGGAACCGTGGGCGGCGAGATCGAGTTCTGCTACCTGAACACCAACTATGTGGCGGGCGGCATCCGACTGGACGATCAGGGCGCGGGCACGGAGTACGAGCGCACATACCGCATGTTCATCTACACCAACTATGTGCAGGGCGTGGGCTTTGCCATGAAGCTGCAGAGTGCCAGCGGCATCAGTATGGAGGCGGACGAGAACGTGTTCCTGTATGCGGGAACGAGAATGACCATCAGAGGAGACAGTGGCATCTACCTGACGGGAGATGTGTATGTCAACGGGACGCTGCTTCAAGTGAGCAGCAGCTAAGGAGGGAAAGCATGTATTTGATCGAATGCGCAAACGCCTATTTGGCGGCGGTGCAGCTGCAGCAGAAGGAAATGGACTATCAGACGGCGTTTGCTGTGATGATGGTGAAGAAGCAGCTGCAGAGCCATGTGGAGTTTCTGCAGAATGAGGAACTGAAGCTGGCGGAGAAGTACGCGGAGAAGGACGAAAAGGGCAACATCAAATGGACGGAGCGGGGCACCTTCCCTTATCGGGACGCAGACGCGGCGGCGGGATACCAGAGGGAACGCAGGGCGCTGGGCATGACGCAGGTGGAGGATGACTTCACGGTGCAGCACGCGCCGGTGCCGGAGAAGATCACGCCCATGCAGCTGGAAGCGCTGGAGAAGTTCATTGTGTTCGGAGGTGAGGGATAATGGCGACAGGGCTGCCATCCATGGCCTACGGCGACGGCATCAGCAAGCGCAAGCAGGTAAAGTTCGGCGGATACAACCACACGCTCGCAGCAGAGAACGGAGACTTGTGGGACATGGAGAATCTGACGAGCGACTTCTATCCCCTTTTAAGCCCGCGCACAAGGCGGTGGACATGTCGGACGCTGACGAAACCGAACGGTTTATATGCCCACGACGGGCTGTACTGGGCGGATGGAACGGGCTTTTACGCCGACGGCGAGCTGAAGGGCATCGTCACCGACGGGCACAAGAAGTTCACGAGCCTCGGCGCGTACATCGTCATCCTGCCGGACAAGAAATACTACAACCGCCTGACGGGTGACTTCGGCGCACTGGAAAGCAGCTGGAGCGGGAGCGCGAAGATTCAGGACGGCACCTACGCGGGCGAGGAAGCAAAAGCCAACACCATCTACGCTGTGGGTGCGGGAGCAAAGTTCAACGAGGGCGACGCGGTGACGATCTCCGGTGCGACGACGCATCCGGAGAACAACAAGACCGCCATTATACGGGAGATTGACGGGGACAACCTGCGCTTCTATGAGAACACCTTCACCATCTCGGACGGCGGAGACAGCGAAACATTGCAACTCAGCCGCACGGTTCCAGAGTTAGACTATATCTGCGAGAATGAAAACCGGCTGTGGGGATGCAAGGGCGACACGATCTACGCCAGCAAGCTGGGCGACATCTTCAACTGGAATGTATTTGACGGCGTGGCGACGGACAGCTTTGCGGTGGATGTGGCAAGCACTGGAGATTTTACGGCGTGCTGCAGCTATCTCGGCTATCCGTGCTTCTTCAAGGAGGAGCACATCTACAAGGTATACGGCGACAAGCCGTCCAATTTTCAGGTGATGGGCAGCGCCAGCTTGGGCGTGGAAAAAGGCAGCGACGAGAGCCTTGCCATTGCGGGGGAGACGCTTTTCTACCTGAGCCGGACAGGCATCGTGGCATGGAGCGGCGGCATCCCGCAGAGCGTGAGCGCGGCATTCGGCACGCAGCGCTTCCGGAACGGCGTGGCGGGCAGCGACGGGACAAAGTATTTCGTCTCGCTGCAGGACACGACGGGGGTGTATCAGCTGTTTGCCTTCGACACCCGCACCAACCTGTGGCACCGGGAGGACAGCACGCAGGCTGTGGGCTGGGGCTGGAATGAGGAGCTGTACTGCCTTGATGCGACCGGCAAGCTCTGGATGAACGGCAACGCCAGAAGCGTGCCGCAAGGCGCGGTGCAGGAAGCGCTGGTGGCATGGAAGGCGGAGTGGGCGGACTTCTACGAATACACCACCTATTCGTCCTCTTCCGCGGCGACACCGGAGAAGAAGGGAATCGGAAAGCTGCTGCTGCGGCTGGAGTTGGATGAAGATGCAAGCGTGCAGATCGACATGCAGTTCGACAGCGACGGCGTGTGGAGGACGGTGAAGACGCTGCAGACGGAAGTGAAGCGCAGCTACTATCTGCCGATCATCCCGCGCCGGTGCGACCACTTCCGCATCCGGATGACCGGAAACGGCGGATGCAGACTGTATTCGCTGGTGCGGGAAGTGTACAACGGCAGCGAACTATAAGAAAGGGGCGGACTATGGCAAACAGATACACATACGACGATTTTCAGAAAGCAATGCAGAGCAGCGGCCTCGGCGGGCAGTTCTCTGACGCAGACCTGAAGCTGGCGCAGCAGAACCCGGACGCAGGAATGAGCATCCTGAAGTACAAGCAGGACTACAAAAACGCTGCCACGGACGAGGCACGGGCGCTGGCCAACCTCGGCGCGGAGGGCATCCGCTCCAGCTACGGCGGATACACCGGCGGGCAGAGGGGCGCAAACTTCTACCTTGACCCGCTATCCCCCAAGGACTTCCAGAGCAGCGCAGCGCCGACCTACAAAAACAACTATGCCGACACCATCAGCGGCCTTTTGGACAAGCAGCTGGGCTACGGCAGCTATTCCTACGGCGAGGCGCAGCCGGAATACAACAACCGCTACGACGCGACCATTCAGGACTTGCTTGGCCAGATCGTGAACCGGAAGGACTTCAGCTATGACCCGGAGAACGACCAGCTTTACAGCCAGTACCGCAAGCAGTACACGCGGGAAGGCCAGAGAGCCACGCAGGACGCGCTGGGCGCGGCGGCAGCAGCCAGCGGAGGCATTCCGTCCAGCTACGCGGTGAACGCGGCGGCGCAGGCGGGCGACTACTACGCCAGCCAGATGACGGACAAAATCCCGGAGCTTTACAAGCTGGCCTACAACAAGTACATGAACGACTACAACATGAAGCTCTCTGACCTCGGCGCGGTGCAGGGCGCGGAGCAGAGCGACTACGACAAGTTCCTCAACGAGATGCAGCAGTACAACACCAACCGTGCCTTCGACTATCAGGCATGGATGGACGAGTACAACCGCATCAACAACGACCTGCAGACGGCGAGCGGGCTGGAGCAGCTGGACTACACCAAGTACCTGAACGATATGAACCAGTTCAATACCGATCGCAGCTTCAACTATGGGCAGCTGCTGGACGAGGTGAACAACCAGACGGCCAGACGCAGCGAGGCCATGAACAAGGCGCTGACGGCGGCGGAGCTGGGCGACAATTCGTTCCTGAACAATTTGGGCATCAACACCGACAACAACCCGACGGACTATGAGCGACGCTATCAGCTGGCGCAGCTGGCTGCACAGTACGGCGACTACTCCGGACTGCGGGAACTGGGCATCAACCCGGATGCAGCGGCGCTGAACCGATTTAACACCACGGCGGCGGGCAAGTCCCCTTCCAGAGGGAGCCGAAGCAGTGGAGGCGGCGGAAACACAACGCCGCAGGAGACCGAGACGACCGGGCTGAGCGCGCAGGACATCGCAGCGCTGAAGGCGGCCTACGGAACGAACATCGACGCTGACACATGGAACGGCATCCTGCAGAGCAATCCCGGCATTACGGAGGCAATGCTGACACAGGCGGGATTCACCAAGAGCGGCGGCGATTCCGGCGGCGGGAATATCTCCGGCGTGACCGACTACGACAGTGCCATTGCCTACATGAAGGCGGCGGGTGTGGATGGCAGCGTGCGCTCCGGCCTGATGACCAAGAGCGAGTGGAGCCGCAGGAAGGCATCGCTGCAGCAGTACGGCACCGGCGGTACCGAGGTAAAGAACTACAACAGCTACGCGGACTATATCAAAGATTACTGCGAATACGCCGCCAGCAAGTAAGGAGGACACGGTATGGCATCCTTTTCTGAGTGGAGCAACAACAAAATGAGACAGACGACCGGCACGCTGCAAAAGGCGCAGACCTTTTCCACGTGGAGCAATCAGAAGCTGGGCAAGGCAGACACGCAGAAGAACCCTGCCAGCGGCAACACAGCCTTCGAGCGGAACGGGAAAACCAGAGACGAGTGTGACAGCAGCGTGCGGCAGAACTATGCCGCACGCGCAGCTGCATCTGATAAGCTGACAGAGAGCGAGTACAACCGCTCCACTGCCATGCAGCAGAAGTACGGCAGCTATCAGAACTACCTCGTGGGCGCGACGGCGGATGGGAAATACTATTCGCAGCCGAAGCTGGGCATGGATATGGAGCGGAAATACAACACCGTGACCACCTATGAGGCGAACGCAAAAAAGAAGGCGGAGGAGCTGCAGAACGCCAATGAGACGGCGGGCAATCTCTATACGAAGCTGAACGAGCTGAGTGGGAAGCTGCCGGAGTTGCAGCAGTACGCGGGCAGCAGCGCTATTGCGTCCGGGATTGTGCAGCAGATGCAGCAGGAATATGCCAGCACGCTGAAACAGTATGAAGACGCGACGAAAGCGGTGGATGCCGCTTATGCCGCCTATGAGCCTGCGTGGAACCAGTACAAGCAGGCGGCGGAGGACTATGAAGCCTACCGCACAGAGCAGCAGAACCTGTTCGACAACTGGAAGAAGACCATCCGAACGGACGAGAACGCCATCAACGCCGACCTGACGGCGGCGCAGAGCAATGTGAAGCGGCTGCAAGAGCAGCAAAAGGCGCTGCAGAAGCAGGCACAGCAGCTGATGAACAAGGTATCTTCCCGGCGCGGCGGGACGAATGAGCTGATGCAATGGAGCCAGCAGGCACAGGCGCTGCAGGCGCAGGCCAAGGCCATGGACGGCAAGATCGCGGAGGCACAGGGCGCGGCGGATTTGCTGCAGGAGGAGCTGGACTGGAAGAAATATTACCAGTATGCCGACCTGACCAGCGCGGAAGACTTTGGCGAAAAGAGCCAATACAAGAGCACGGCAAACGGAAAGAAGCGCTCCAACATCGACGTTCTGTTTGATAACTACAGTGACGATGCCAGCGGCTGGGATGACCCGCTGTATGAGTACATCAACGGCAACAGCGAGGCGGGCGCGTACATCACAAATCAAGCCGGGGCGAACTATGGCGGGGACAGCAACCCGCTGGGCGCTCTGTTCGGCATGGCGACGGAAAACAGATCGGAATCGCAGCAGATGACCGACGAAGAAGTGGCCATCTTCAACTATCTGTACGCCTCGCAGGGCAAGGACGCGGCACATGCCTACTATGACTACCTGACGGGCGATCTGAACTATCGCCAGCGGCAGGAAGAAGAGGCGTACTGGAGAGACTATGCAAAGGAATCTCCGGTGGGCAGCAGTGTGTTCAGCGTGCTGACTTCCCCGATGAAGGGACTGAGCTATCTCGGACAAGCGGCGGACTATCTCGGCACCGGAACCATTGACCAGAATGCGGCGTACAACCGCTTTTCCTACGCCAACAACGCCATTCGCAATCAGGTGGCGGAGACCATTGAACAGAGCGGGAACTGGGGGCAGGCGGGCAGCTTCCTGTACCAGACCGGCATGAGTATGGGCGACTTCCTGCTGAATACTGCGATCACGGGCGGATTCGGCGGAGGCGGCGCACTGAGCGAGGGAATGTCTCTTGCCATTATGGGCACCGGCGCGGCGGCGGATGCCACCGTTGCCGCAAAGGATAGAGGACTGACAGATACACAGGCGTTCACGCTGGGAACCATCGCGGGTGCGGCGGAAGTGTTTACAGAGAAGTTCAGCATCGAGGCGCTGCTGAAAGGCAAGTGGGAAGACGGAGCCATCAAATATATCCTGAAGAATGCGTTCACGGAAGGCGCGGAGGAAGTGGGCAGCGACTTCATCAACCTGTTTGCCGACATCCTCGTCGCCAAGGACAAGAGCGAGTGGCAGCAGACCATAGACGCATATATGGCGGAGGGAAAGACGGAGGGCGAAGCCTTCGGCCTTGCAGTGGCGCAGCAGGCGGCGGAGATGGGGCTGGACTTCCTCGGCGGCGCACTATCCGGCGGCACCATGGCCACGGCGGGTGTGGGCATCGGAACGGTGCAGCGAAACGCCGGATACCAGCAGACCGGCAGCACGCTGCGCAAGATGGGCGACGAGATGGTGAACAGCATCATCGAGACGGCGGAGACCCTTGATGAAAACAGCGAGGCATACAAGCTGGGACAAGAGCTGAAGAACAAGCTGAACAAGGGCAAGAAGCTGACGGATACGGAGATCGGCAGACTGTTTGCGGAGACCACCAGAATGCTGGAAGGGACGGAACCGACTGCAGGACAAACCGGAACCGCTCAGGAACAGACGAAAGGCGTGGTGCTGCCGACGGCGGAAGAGACCGGCGGAACGGTACTGCCGACAGCTGAGCAGGCGGAAACGCAGACGCGGCAGCGTGCAACAGAGCAGGAACGCCAAACTGCGCCGCTGAGAGAGACCATGGAGGCGGAGCAGCCGGGTGTTTTGCCGACGGTGGAACAGGCGGAAACGCGGCAGAGAGCTGCGAGAGCCGAGACGGAAACGGAACGCACGGGCATTCTTGCAGGCGTGGACGAGGACACCATCGCAAAGGCACAGCGCATCGCCAACATCGTGGGGCGCGAGGTGGTGTTCTTCGACGAAGGCGCGGATAGCGCTGGAGGAATGCACAACGGCTACTACAACCCAGCGGACGGGAAAATCTATGTCAACGCACGTAGCCAGAACCCGGTGGCGCAGATCATCAGCCACGAACTGACGCACAGCATCGAGGCAAGCGGAAGCTACAGCGATTTGCAGAAGCTGGTATTGAACCGCATCCGGCAGACCGGCGGAGACCTGCAGGCCATGCGGCAGCAGAAGGCGGAACTGTATGCGCGGCACGGCGAGAACCTGACGGACAACGCGGCCATTGATTCGGAGATCGTGGCGGAGTATGTGGAAAAGTATCTGCTGACCGACGAGCAAAGCATCCGCGCCATGGTGCAGCAGAACCGGACGCTGGGACGGCGCATCCTGCAGTTTATCAACGAGCTGCTGGCAAAGCTGGGCAACAGCGACGCGCAGGAGCGGGCGTTCCTGACGAAGGCGAAGAATTATTACCAGAGCGCCCTGCAGGAGACACAGAGCAGCTTCACCGCAGACATGCAGCAGCGAGCCGCTGCGCAGGCGCAGAATATGGACACGCTGCAGCAGCAGATGGCAAACGGGGAAATCTCTGAAGAGGATGCAGAAGCGGCGTTCAACGACATGTATGACCCGGAGATCGACATGCAGCAGGGGCTGGGCAGATTGCAGCACAGCTATGCCGGGGCGAACGCCAACGGCGCGAACCTTGAAAGCCTGCGGGAAGCGCAGGAGATGCAGCAGGCCGGAGCCGACATGGAGAGCATCCGCAAGGCGACGGGCTGGCACGAAGGCATGGACGGCAAGTGGCGCTTCGAGATCAACGACAGCAGGATGCAGCTGCGCACCGACGCGGCGGATATTCCCAACTACACTACGCTGGGAGAGCTGGTGTCTGCGCCGGAGCTGTTTGAAGCCTATCCGGATATGGCAGATTTGAGCGTGACATTCCACACGCTGGAGGACGGACAGAACGGCGGATACAGCCGGAAGTTTGACAGCATCGAGCTGAGCCGCGACCTGAAGAACAGGCCGGAGGCGCTGCTGAACTCCCTCATCCATGAGGTGCAGCACGCCATCCAGAACCGGGAAGGATTTGCCAGCGGGGCAAACCCCGCCTACTGGAACCGGAGAATGGAAAACGGATTTGACAGCAGGACGGCGGAGGAACGGCGCGAGGGCGCACGACTGCAGGAACAGTATGAGCAGATACGGGAGAGCGACCCGCAGTTCGTTGCGGCTATGGAAGAGCTGGATGCCATGGCACCGAAGGTGCCGCGCGGGAAGGTTGACCTGAACACATGGGAGCAGATCGAGCCAGACCCGCCGGAGTGGGTGCGCTACGACGAGCGCAGAGACCAGCTGGAGGAACAGTACGGCGACCGCGTGTGGGACTGGTACAGCCTGCGGGACAGCATCGACCGCAACGCGAGGAACGGAGGCCGGATGCCGACCGACCTGTACCGCGACACGGCGGGAGAGATCGAGGCGCGGGACACTGCGAAGCGACGGGAGCTGACGGCGCAGGAGCGCCGGGAGACATCGCCTGACTATGGCAGCGAGGACACGGTATTTGCTGACAGTGGGGATGGCTACGCCATCGGAAAGACCACGGACAACAAGCCGTTCGTGGAGGTGGAACAGGACATCCTTGCGGGCGTGCCGGAGGCAGACTGGGTGAAGACCGTCAAGGAGAACCTGAAGAAAAAGTTCCCCAACGGCATCACCGTGGGGAACAACGAAATTCAGATTGACGGCAGAAGCAGACAGGAAATGACTTTCTCCCGGTACATGCAGTGGCTCTATAACAACGACCCGCAGCTGCACGCGGACAAGCTACGCGCCACGGACAATGCCGACGAAATCCTGCGCGCAACGACGGACTGGGTGAACGAAGGGCTAAACCATCCGCGCAAGGACAGAATCACGGACTTCGCCAGAGGTAATGTGTTGCTGCGAGTGGGCGGAAACGACTACACGGCGGACGTGGTGGTAGGCACGAAGAAAAATGGAAGCATGGCACTGTACGATGTGCTAAACCTGCAGCCGACCTCTTTTACAGAAAAAGAGGCGGATGCAGCAATAAGCACGAACCCGTCACCGGGAGCTGCCAGAAGCACTGCATCCGTCTCTAACGATAGTGTAGCAGAGAAGCTGCCGCCTGTCAAGAAGCGCTTCTCCATCGACGAGCCGGTGGAGCGGACGAAAGACCTGATTGCCGTACACAACAAGGACTGGTCTGTTATTCGTGACGCGGCCTTGAACTGGGGCGGCATCCCATCCCCTTCCGTGGCCATCGTGGACGCGGCGGAGGGGCACACGAAGTACGGAGATACCAGCGTAGTGTTCCCACGTGCCACCATAGACCCGGAGGCAGACCCGCGTAACAAGGTGTACGGCGGCGACGCATGGACACCGACAAAGGACAATGCGCTGGTGGAGCGCGAGGTGAACTACGAGGCGCGGCGGGCGTTCGATGAGAACATCAAGAACCTGTCCAGCCAGTTTGCGGGCGGCGTTTTCCAAGGCAGCGGCACGCTGGGCAAGATCGGATTGGAGAATGAGACCAGATGGGAGCCGGAAGAGATCGCCGACAAGCTGGCGAACCATCCGGAGGTGCAGGCGGCATTCCTTCAGAGCGAGGGCAAGAGCCTTGAACCGGTGTACCGTGACAAGCAGTTCGACCGTTTCTTCAGCAACGCAACCATTCAGCGGTACCTCGACGCGGTGGGCGAACAGGAAGTGGCGCGGCTGGCGGTGAAGCTGATGACCGGCGAGCGCCTGACGGCGGAAGAGATGAAACCGGCGGAACAGGCCATCCGGGAGGTCTATGCAGAGGAACACGCCAACTTCCTGAACCGCAGACCGGAATCCAAGGAGAAGCGCATCGACTACTACATGAAGAACAACGTGTTCCCTAACAGGGTGGAGGACTTCATCCGGAGCACGCAGGAGTTCTATGAGAGCGGCGGAAGCGCGGGCGAGATCGACAAGGAAGCCACGGCGGCCAAGATGATGGAGATGATCGCACCGGGCGGAAGTTGGAACGATGCGCTGCGGACGGTGAAAGACTGGGTGCAGCCACAGCTGGAGGGGCTGCTGGGCGAGCGGGGCATCTACAACGGCGAGGATGTAGTGACAGACAGCGGCAGACGCAGCTTTGCACAGACACACTGGGACTACACGGCGGAGAACATCGTGAAGGCCATGAACATGGCGGCAGCCAAGGGCGCGAACATGTACGGTGTGACACCGGAGACGCTGGCGGCGACGGCCACACGGGAATACCGGAACGTGGACGAGATGCACGCGGACGAGGCGAGACTGCGCACGGTGAGCGAAGAGGAACACGAGAAGGCGCTGCGAGACCTCGGCATCTATCTTGACCGTGTGGTGAACGATCTGATGCTCACCACGATGCACAAGTACGACAACAGCTTCGAGGAGGAGCAAAACCTGAGCGGCATCATCGCAGAAGCGGCCAAGGGGAAGAAAACCGTGGCGGCGGTGAAGGCGGCGTTCCGCAAGGAAGGTTATGCCATATCCGACGGGCACGCCAAGAGCATCCTTGCGCTCATTGACCGCGCAGCCAACATCCCTACGGGATACTACGAGGCGAAGGCGCAGAGAGTAGTCCCTTTCAGCGAGGCGGCGGCCATCATCGCGCCAACCAGCGCACCGGCGGAAGAGATCGCAGCGGTGAAGGCGGCCACGGGCGTGAACATCATACAGTACGAGACCGGCAACGACGAACAGCGGAAGGCGCTGGTGAACGGGCTGGAGGGGGTGAAGTTCTCCATCAGCGAGGACAGTAACGGCAGGCAGCTGACGGAAGCACAGCAAGAGTTCTTCAAGGACAGCAAAGCGGTGGATGGCGAGGGACGGCTGCTGACGCTCTACCATGGAACCGGAACAAAGTTTACGGTCTTCGATAAGGCACACATCGGGGAAAACTTTGCAGACAGAGGCAGTGATCTCGGATTTTACTTTAGCCCATACATTGAGGATGCAACCGGGTATGCACGAGAGGCGACCGGCTACAAGGGCAAGGGGGAAATCATGCAGGTTTATTTGAACCTGAAAAACCCGCTTGTCATTGAGGACGAAGGCTGGGGCAGTGCAATCGGACAGGCAGACATCCGGCACGGAGACCTGAAGCGCTGGGCGCAGGAAGGCGGGCATGACGGTATCATCGTAAAGTCCACTGACATCGAGATGGACGACAACGGAACGCCGGACGCGGTATACATCGCCTTCTCCCCGGAACAGATCAAGAGCGTCACCAACGAAAACCAGACAGACAATCCGGACATCCGGTTCTCTATCAGCGAAGGCGGAGAGTATGACGGAGCGGTCAAACTGAAGGAAAGCACCATTGACACCTACCTGAGAGACTATGCAGCAAAGAGCAGCCCGAAGTATGCGAAGGCGTACATTGCCTACATGACACCGGATGACTTCCTGAACCTGACCACCAGCGAGGGCGGACGGCAGATCGTGGAGCAGCACAGCAAGGAACTGGACGCGGAGAAACTGGGCGAAGCCACAAGGTGGCAGCCTATCCAGCTGAACATCGACCACGAAACAGGAGAGGTACAGGGACATGAGGGGCGGCACCGCGCGGTGGCCATGCGGAATGCAGGCGTGGAACAAATCCCGGTGCTGCTGTTCGATTCCTCCAACAAGTATTCCAAGAGCGAGATCGGAGAGCTGACGCTGACCGGGCAGGACTTCGGTGGCACATGGTCTGACGCGGAGGTGCGGGTGCATAACCTGCTGCCGCTGAGCTATGAAAACCGCGATGCGGTGGTGGAGCGTTTCACTATGCCAACTGATGAACGGACGCTGCAATATTCCGTCACAGAGGAGGAAACGGCGGAGGCGACGCTGCCGACGGCGGAGGACGAAGAGAAGAAGAACAGCATCCGTACATCGCTGCCTAAGAAGGCACAGGACTACCTGAAGCGGGCTGAAAACGCCCTTGTTGGGCGCGTAAGCCGCGCGCTGAGCGTGCCGCGCTTTGCACAGAGGGAATACCTGCAGAAGATCGTGCAGCAGATCAGCGAGGAGTACCTGACCACCGGGCGCGTTTCGGAAGAGACGGCGGCGGAGCTGTTTGAGCAGGCATACAGCGAGGGCATTGTGGTGGATGAGGAGTTCTACCAGCAATATAAGGACATCAAAGATCACCTTCGCACGCAGGCTGTGACCATATCGGAGGAAGACAAGCACGACATTGCGGACTTCAATGACTTCAGAAAGAGCGCCTTCGGGCGGCTGCGCATCGTCAACGAGGGCGGGCTGCCGGTGGATGTGGCGTATCAGGAGCTGCAGGACATGGCACCGGAGCTGTTCCCGGATGATCTGACGCATCCGGCTGACCAGCTGGTGCGCATGTTTGAAGTGGCGCAGAGCATCGAAAAAACGGAGAAATCCCTGAGCGAATACTATGGACGGGATGCGGAGGAGTTCAAGCGCTGGGCGAAGAATGACTTTGATGCTGCCATCGGAGACACCATTGGAGACCTGCGCACTGTGAAACGCTATGCTGACGAGCGTGCGGCAAAGGCAAACGCGGCGGCGGAGATACCGATGACGACGGAACAGGTCACAGAAGCCTACAAGCAGCTGAAGAAGGCGCGGTGGGAATCGGAGAAAGCAAAAGCGAAGAACCTGCTGACCGACCACGACAATGTGCAGCTGGGACGGCTGCTGAAGGGCGAGATCGAGCTGGAGCACCTTGACCCGAAGACGGACAATGTGAAGGGCATCACCGCTGTATACGAGGCTACGACGGAGTATGAACGGCTGGTGAAGCTGCTGACGGAGTACAAGCAGAGCCAGCGGGCGAAGCTGCGGGAAGAGGCGGACAAGTTCTTAGAGACGGCAAACGACTGGAAGGACAAGAAAGCTGGTATTCTCTATTCCCGCGAAACGATGGAGCGCAATATCCTTGACATTGTGAAGGACGAGAAGCTGGCGCAGGAGATCATTGCAGAGTATTTCACACCGGTGCACGAGGCGCAGGCAAAGTCCACGCGACTGAAGAACAAAATGCGCGAGAGGGTACAGGCGCTGAACCTGAGCACCAAAGAAACGAAGGCCATGCAGAAGGTGGGGAAAATCTCTGAAGCGCACGCCGTGCAGCTGCTGGGCGAAGCGATGGACAACATCCGGATGCTGGAGAACAGCAGAGGGCGCATGGCGGAGCGGGACGGCAAGACGCTGAGCGACTGGCGCGTTATTGTGCAGGAGATGTGGAAGCAGAACCCGCAGCTGGACAAGGCAAAGATCGAGCACGCGGTGGAGGAGCTCCGAAGCATCTACGACGAGCTGTTCCAGCAGATGAACGAGGCCAGAGTACGCAACGGGTACGAGCCAGTGAACTACCGCAGCGGCTACTTCCCACATTTCCAGCCGGGTGACGGCGACGGCATCATGGGACTGTTCGGCAGGGCATTGGGCATTGACACACAGGTGACGGCACTGCCAACCACCATCAACGGACTGACGCACACCTTCCGACCGGGCATCCAGTGGTTCGGCAATGCACAGCAGCGCCTCGGCTTCGACACGGCCTATGACGCGGTGGAGGGCTTCGACCGATACATCGAGGGCGTGGCGGACGTTATCTATCAGACCGACAACATCCAGAAGCTGCGGGCACTGGCGACGCAGGCGCGCTACCGCACCGGCGACGAGGGCATCCGCAAGCAGGTGGACACGGTGTACGCCGACACGCGGCTGACAGAGGAAGAGAAACGCAGCAAGATCGACAGCATCTACGAAGACGGGCGGTTTGCGCTGTCGAACTTCGTGGTGGAGCTGGAGGAGTACACCAACCTGCTGGCCAACAAGAAGAGCCGCGCAGACCGCAACATGGAGCAGGCACTGGGCAGAAACATGTACAACCTTGTGAAGGGACTGGAGAGCCGCGTGGCTGCCAACATGGTGGCCATTAACCCGGCATCGTGGCTGACCAACTTCATCCCGCTGACGCAGGGAGGCGCGATGCTTGACCGTGGGGAACTGCTGCGCGGCATGTGGCAGACGCTGCAGAGCTTCAAAGAAAACGACGGCATTGTGGATGCGTCTGCCTTCCTGACCAACCGTAAGGGCAGCGACCCGCTGGTGCGGACATGGGCACAGAAAGCATCGGCCACCATGTCTTCGCCGATGGAGTATATCGACCAGTTTACCGCCGGAAGTCTGGTGCGTGCGCGGTACAACCAGAACCTGAAGCGCGGGATGAGCGAGACTGCCGCCATGACGGAGGCGGACAACTGGACGGCGGGCGTGATGGCTGACCGCAGCAAAGGCTCCACGCCGACACTGTTCAATCGGAGCAATCCGATGACGAAGGTCTTCACGCAGTTCCAGCTGGAGGTCAACAACCAGCTGAGCTATCTCTTCAAGGATATGCCGCGCGCATACAAGGAGAAGGGGCTGGCGGCGCTGGCAATGGCGCTGTTCAAGTTCTTCCTCGGCGCATGGCTGTACGATGAAGTCTACGAATATTTCATCGGACGCAGACCGGCGCTTGACCCGCTGGGCATCCTGAACGACACCGTGGGCGACATCACCGGATATGAGCTGCCGAACCTTGTGGAGCTGGGCGTAGGTGCTGTGACAGGCGATATGCCGTCATTTGAGACGGAGAAGAAAAACGCCTACGACACCGTGACCGAAACGCTGGGCGATGTGGCGGAGGAATTGCCGTTCATCGGCGGCGTGCTGGGCGGCGGGCGCGTCCCGATCAGCAGCGCTCTGCCGGATTGGGACAACCTGCTGAAGACTGTGACGAGCGACACATGGAGCACCAAGAAGAAGCTGGCCACGGCGGGCAAAGAACTGATGAACCCGCTGACCTATCTGGCGCTTCCATTCGGCGGCGGACAGCTGAAGAAGATTTACCAAGGACTGAGCGCAACGATCAAAGGGGGAAGCTATTCGGTGGATGCCGAAGGCAATGATCTGCTGCAGTACCCGGTATACAACGATGACCCGTGGCAGGCTGCACTGAACGCGGGGCAAGCCATGCTGTTCGGGAAAACCTCACTGAAGACCGGAAGAGACTGGGTAGAGAGCGGATTCAAGAGCTTTGGCGCAAAGGAGACTGCCGCCTATCAGGGAATGACGGAGGCTGGCGTGCCGGAAGAAGATGCGTACAACCTGCTGAAGGAACTGCGCGGAACGAAGAAAACGGAGACGGAAAGCAAGGCCGAAGCGGAACGAAGAGTGCTGCAGGCCGCAGACATCTCCGGCGACGGAAAGAGCGTGGTCTATTATGGGCTGATGGCAACCGACAAGGAACGGGAGCTGATGGACGCACTGGCCGACAGCGACGCAGACATGGGCGCGGTGACGCAGGTGCTGCTGGATGTTAAAAACGCGGGAAGCCTGAAAGGAGCAGAAGCATCCAACGCAAAGCGCACCGCACTGGCGGAAAGCCCGCTGACGGACGACGAGAAGCGGGAGATGTACAGATGCCTATTCGGCGAGAAGCAGGAAGACGGCAGCTACACCACGAGCCGAGACGATGACATTATGGCATTCGAGCAGGCGGGACTGGACTTTGATACGTTCCTGAAGGTGCAGAACGAATACACCACCGTCAACGAGAAGTACAGCGGCGCATCAGAGAAGGCGGTGGAGTTCTCCCGCTGGGTGAACAGTCAGAATCTGGCCGCAGAGCAGGCGGAAACCGTGCGGGACTGCTTCAAGTATTACAGTCAGATTCCGGCGGAGGCAGCACGGTACGACAGCTTCGTTTCGGCGGGACTGAGTGATGACGCAGCCTATGAGCTGGCAAACAGCCTGAACGCACTGGAGCCGGAGGACGGCAAGGACAGCGTGAGCGGCCTGCAGCGTTACCGCGCAGTGGTGGATACGGGCTTGAGCACCGAAGAGCAGATGAACGTGCTGGGCGAGATGATGCAGGAGAGCGAGTACAGCAAGCTGCAGACGGGATACAGCTACGGCGTGACACCGGAAGCGTATGTCTCATTCCGGGAGCTGCTGCCGAAGTTCGATTTTGACGGCAACGGCACGTTCAAGCAGGAAGAGGTGGAAGCGGCCATTGATTCTATGGGCGGCGGCGGTAACGGTATCGTGCTGCCGGGAGCAGGCGGCGGGCAGAGCCTGACGGTGACGCAGCAGGCTGCACTGTGGCAGCTGGCAAACAAGAGCTGGAAGCCTGCGAAAAACCCGTACAGCACCAGCGTGGGGCAGAAAGTCTACGATGCGCTGAATGCTGAGACAGAGAGCGGCATCGTGCTGCCGGATGGCACAAGCTACACCGGCGGGCTGGTACTGCCGAAGGGATAAGACAAGAACACCGCCGGGGAGACCCGGCGGTGTTCTGCTTCGTTATCAGCTCAGTATAATTGTCAAAAGCCCGTCTTCCCAACAATCAATGCAGGGAGAATAGCCTTTATATTCTGCCAACTCGGTGTTGTATATCCAATACTCGCGCCCTGCAATGTGATGGCAGCCATAGTGGTGATAACGATAGCCTTCTTCCGTGACGATACAGGCACCATTGCGGAAGAAGCACAGCTCATCGTAATAAGCAGACAGGATTGCACTGCGGCCAGCAGCATCTCCGTCGGCATAGCCGGTGCTGTAGCCATCTTTACACCCGGCATCATAGCCGCTTTCATAAGCGGTACTTTCGGCATCTGCATAGCCTTCTTCATAACGGTCGCGATATTGCTCTTCCAACTGAGCCTGTAAGCCATCGACTTCGGCGGACGCACTGCCGCATCGGAGAGCAAGGAGAACCGTTGCACAAACAAGGATAAATATAGCCAGCTGATAGCCGACGACATCGCGGCGGACGGGCTTACGATTTGGCTCAATGGTAACAATATCTTCGGGCTTCTCTTTCGAAACACGCTGCTGAAGGCGATGAATGATGAGGCGCGGCGCGAGATATACACCGAGAAAGTAGACGCAGACTGTCAACAGCCCGGAGCTGATACCGCCGAGGGCAGGAAACACACCGGACATGGAGAGAGCAACAAGCGCGGCGCTGGAAATCAGAAGACCGCAGCCATATACGAGCCATTTCATAGGTATACCTCCAAAAAATATTTTCCGTCTAATCATCTTTTTTATAAGATTAACACGAAGACATGGTAAGTTCAAGCAAGAATATGCAAAAGATGATTATGAGGAGGCGGAGCTGTGCGGCTGTATACACTGGGAGATCGCTTTAATCTATGCGGCGAGCGGGTGCGCGAGGCGCGAATGCGTATGGGCTGGTCACAGGAAGAGCTGGCGGCGAAGCTGCAGCTGGCCGGTCTTCAGCTGGGACAGATGGCCGTGAGCAGAATTGAAACCGGCAAGCGCGTGGTGCTGGACTTTGAGCTGCCGATACTGGCCGAGGTGCTGCGCGTGAGCACGGACTGGCTGCTGGGAAAAGAATAATCCCTCCACCTGCGGGCGGAGGGATTTTGCATATATTGACACCTGCCGTAATCAGCTTTAGAATAAGCGCAAGAAAGCGCAAGGGAGAAACACGGCATGGAGAGAAAGTTCAAGCGGTTCCACCACCTGACCTACACTGACAGACTGAAGATCGAGCAGATGTACAACGGCGGAGCCGGGATTCAGGAGATCGCGGACGCGCTGCGCGTCAACTACACCACCGTGTACCGGGAGCTGAGGCGTCCGGGCGTGATGTACGACCACCTGAACGGCGACTACACCACGGACAAGCGCTACTCCGCCGACATCGCGCAACAACAGTATGAATACGGAAAGACCGCCAAGGGCAGACCGATCAAGCTGGGGAATGACTATGCGCTGGCGGACTACATTGAGCGCAAAATCGCTGACGAGGGGCGCAGCCCCGCTGCTGTCCTGATGGACATTGAACTGGAGGGAAAACAGTTTTCCGTGCGCGTGTGCGAGAAGACCATCTACAACTACATCACGAACGGCGTATTTCTGAACATCACCAACAAAGACCTGCCGCTGCATGGAGAGACCAAGCGCGGATACAATCGTGTGCGCTCGGCATCGCGTCCACCGCAGGGCGAGAGCATCGAACGCAGGCCGGAGGAAATAAACCAGCGGGAAGAGCCGTTTCACTGGGAGATGGACACTGTGAAGGGCAAGCAAAAGACGAAGAAGTGCGTGCTGACACTGACGGAGAGACTGAGCCGCAACGAGATCACGCTGCCCATGTACGGCGCGACCATGGAGAACGTGGTGGCGGCGCTGAACGGACTGGAGCGGAAGTATGGCGCGCTGTTCAGCAAAATCTTCCGCAGCATCACCGTGGACAATGGCAGCGAGTTCTCTGACTGTGAGGGCATGGAGACTTCCATCTTCGGCGGGCAGCGGACGAAGATGTACTACTGCCACCCGTACAGCAGCTATGAGCGCGGCAGCAACGAGAATCTGAACAAGATGTTCCGGCGGCTGTTCCCGAAGGGCACGAACTTCGACGAGGTGCCGGACGAGGAGATCATCGCAGCGGCAGACTGGATGAACAACTACCCACGGGAGATTTTGGGACGGACAACGGCAGCCAGAGCGTTCAATGAACAACTTGCACAAATCATGGCGTGAATGTCTGGCTATTTTTTAATTGAAAAATCTTGCGATAAGTATTGCATTTTGCAGAGGCAACCTGTAAAATATATCGCAAGAAGAACCTAAACGGTTCGACTTGCGATATTTTTTTATGCTCAAACGGGCGGAAGGAGTGAGAAGGTTGAGCACTGAATTGAAATACAAGGTCATGGATGACGAGGTGCGCATGGAGATCGCAAGGCTGTACAAAGATGGCTGGAAGGTGGGCGACATCGCGGATGCGGTGGGACTGCACGAGACTTCCGTATACCGCGAGCTGAACCGGGGCATGACCGACAAGCTGGATGCGAACGGCAGATTCGAGTACGACATCGACAAGGCACGGCTGGACGCTGCCCGCGCGAGAGCGAACAAGGGAAAGTTCAAAGGCGTAGGCGTGGACGGGCGCTGCAAGAGACACGCCGCAGAAACCTGAAGGAGGCAGAAAGATGTACACAGGAAGAAGCTGCTGGCTGTGCGGCAGGAACGGGACGGCGGAGCCGCTGGACAAGCATCACATCTTCGGCGGCGCATACCGCAAGAAGAGCGAGAAGTACGGTCTGACAGTTTACCTGTGCCACGGAAGCTGCCACATCTTCGGGGAGAAAGCGGTGCACAGCTGCCGGGAGACCATGGACGAGCTGCACCGCTACGGCCAGAAGATGGCCATGGAGCGGATGGGCTGGACGAAGGAGGACTTCATGCGGGAGTTCGGCAGGAACTATCTGGATGAGGAAGACCTGCAGCCCACGGAAGAGAAGCCGACCGGAACATTTCAGATTCTGGACGAGGAATTGTGCGTGAACTGGTGAAGGAGGAAAAGCGCATGGAGAGATATGCGATCATCATCAGGCCGAACGAGGAGACGGTGCTGCTGAACTGCTACCCCGGCGACAGCTTAGACCTGAAGGCGCTGCAGGAGATCGTAGAAGGCCATATTGAAACGGTGCCCACGGCGCTGGCGGGCGAATGGAGCCATGAGCAGGGTGTGGGGCTGACGCTCATCATCAACGAGGAGGGCAAGCTGCTGGGGATGCCGGTGAACCGACTGGCCACAGACATGGCATACCTCTTCAACGATGTCATCGTAGGCAACGCCATCCTGATAGGCACGACGGACGAGGACTTCATCGGGCTGACGAAGGAAGCGGCGGAGAACATCATGGAAAAGTGGAGATAAACAGATGCAGAGTGATCGAAACGAGATTTATTATACCGCCTGCTGGCGAGAGCTTCAGAGCTTTCTGGCGGAGGTTGTCCGCGACGACACGGGCGAATATCCGCAGGCGGCTGATTTTTTGAAGCTGATGAAATCCATCGAGAGAAAGGTTGAGAGCGATGCTGAATGACACGGCCATCATGGGGCGGCTGACCGCTGACCCGGAGCTGCGGCGGACAAGCACCGGCACGCCGGTGTGCAGCTTCACGCTGGCGGTGGAGCGAGACGGCAAGCCGGGGGAAGACGGCAAGCGTGCCACGGACTTTATCGACTGTGTGGCATGGCGAGGCACGGCAGAGTTCCTGTGCAAGTTCTTCGGCAAGGGGCGGATGGTGGTGGCCACAGGCCGCCTGCAGACACGCACATGGAAGGACAAACACGACCAGACCCGCAAGGAGACGGAGCTGAACGCCACCAACCTGTACTTCGGCGACACGAAGAAGCTGGAGCAGGTGGCGGACATCTACCAGCAGGGCGGGAACGCCTACGACGAGATCACGGAAGACGACGGCGAGCTGCCGTTTTAGACGGAGGGAAAAACATGGAGACGAGATACCGCACGGTACATAGGCGCAAGCGCCGGACACTGAAGAGCGTGTGGGGTGCGCTGGCGGGACTGAGCTTCCTGCTGATGCTGGGCATCGGCGGAGGCGTGGAGCAGGACAGCATCGCGCTGGGCGCGGGCTTCCTGATGATGGCTGCATCCATGTGCGCGGCGGCGCTGTTCGCGTGGCTGGCGGGGTGGATGGAATGAGAAAGAGAGCACTTGCGGCAGCGGCGGCGATGATGATGCTGGCGGCGGTGGTGGCCAACCTGCTGATGTTGAGAACAACGGCGCAGCCGATTGAGCAGGACGAGGCGGTGGCCGAGAAGCTGACGCAGACCTATGTGACGCACATGCCAGAGCCGATAATCCGACAGGAAGAACCTGAGCGGGACATGAGCGCATGGACGGATGCGGCGGCGTACATCGCCAAGACCGTATACGGAGAGGCCATGGTGTGCGGAACAACAGAGCGGGCAGCGGTGGTGTGGTGCATTCTGAACCGAGCAGACGATGCACGGGATGCGACACCGGCGGGCGTGATTGCTGTGGTGACAAAGCCGTACCAGTTCCATGGATATGCAGCAGATCATCCGCTGCTGCCGGAGCTGGAGGAGCTGGCGCTGGATGTGATCGAACGGTGGCTGGACGAAAAGGACGGGAAGGCTGACACCGGAAGAGTGCTGCCGAGGGAATACCTTTTCTTCACCGGCGACGGAGAACACAACCACTTCCGGACGGAGTGGGACGGCGGGCAAGTTTGGGACTGGAGCCTGCAAAGCCCGTATGAGGAGTGAGCGGATGGAACAGCTGAGCCTCTTCCCCGCTGCGCTGCGCGTGGGCGCATACATAGAGGAACACGGGCGGAGGCTTGCATGGGATGAGCTTCAGGTGGGCATGACCGTCATATATGACTGTTCCACGGAAAGCCACGAGTGGCTGATGGTTACAACCGTGGAAAAGATCATCCGGACACCGGACGATCTCAGGGTAATTCTGGATGGCGGAAGAAAGCAAAGGCCGCTCATCAACCGCTGCCACATCGAAAGCGGAAGAACAAAGCTGTACCGGGAGGCAGGCACATGAGAGAACGGGAAGCGCGGGAGATACCAGGGCTGCGGTATGAGACCTGCCGTGGCTGCGGGCTAAGATGGAACATCGCCAAAGGCCAAACGATACCAAAGGACGGATACCTCTGCCCACGCTGCCAGTGGGGGCGGACGATATACAAACAAAATGACAGGAGGAAATGAACATGAGCGACATCAAGGTAACACAGGCGGAGATCGACCTGCTGCTGAACAGCGCGGACGTGCAGGTACGCACGGAGTTCGGCAAGTGCACGGTGGTGACGGTGCGGCTGCGCAACGGCTTCATCCTGACGGAGAGCAGCGCGTGCGTAGACCCGGCCAACTACGACACGGAGCTGGGCAAGAGACTGTGCTTGCAGCACATCGAGAACCGGCTGTGGGAGCTGGAGGGCTATGCCCTGCAGAAGAGGACGGACGAGGAGCGCGCTGCGAAGTGCAAGGCGGTGGAAGCGAAAACGCACGACTTTGGCTGGGCACTGAGCAAGCTGCGCTGCGGCTGGCCGGTTCGGCGCAGAGGCTGGAACGGCAAGGGCATTTTCATCAAGCTGCAGGTGCCGGATGAGCACAGCAAGATGACCAGCCCGTACATCTACATCGACACCACTGGCCTGCGCAGCAACAATCCGGATGCACCGCGCAGCTGCGTGCCGTGGCTGGCAAGCCAGACGGACATGCTGGCGGAGGACTGGGAGATCGCGGAGGTGCAGCATGGATAATCTGAGCGCACAGCAGAAGTTGATGGGCAACATGCAGGCGACCTCTGCGGAGCTGCTGAGCGGAATTATGGAAGAACGCGGACGCGGATTTGCCAGTGACCGGGAGGCATGGGCGCAGCTGAAGGAAAACATCGAGAACGTGGAGAGCCGGATGAAGGCCATCAAGGACGTGCACAAGGATATGTGGAGCGCGGTGAAAGACCATAACGGCGACGCATTCTGCGCGCTGGCGGGCGAGTTCCAGCGCAGCGCGATCCTGCTGGCCATGGAGTGGACGAATGCCAGCGTGCTGGCAAACATCGCGGTGCTGCACGGGGAGGACGAATGATGACGAGAAGCGAATTACTGCACGCGGCGGAGGTCTGCGTGTGCGGGCAGAGAGAAGAAGACTACGGCACACCGGAGGACAGCTTCCGTGTGATCGGGGAGCTGTGGGAGACCTACATCAAAGAAAAATGCGTCGGAGACCCGGCGGCGGAGGTTTGCATCGTGCCGGAGGATGTGGCGGCGCTGCTGGGGCTGCTGAAGATCGCACGCATTGCCACAGGACACGGCAAGAGCGACAACTGGGTAGACCTTGCGGGCTATGCGGCCTGCGGCGGAGAGCTGCAGAGCAGACCGGCGAGGTGAGCGGAATGAAGCGACTGACAGTGGACACCGAACTTTCCTTCTGCGACATTGCGCAGTGCGATTCCATCCCCGGCGGGAGCTTCTGCGAGGATGGGCGATGCGATCAGCGGCGATGCTACGAGAAGCTGCGGGAATACGAGCGCAGCGATCTGGAGCCTGAGACGCTGCGAAAGGCGCAGGGGCTGCTGAAGGAGCTGAAGGACGCGCGGCAGACTGTGGAGCTGATGGATGCCTGCGGCAAGCGGGTATGCAGCAGCGAGGAACACTGGGGCTGCCCATACGGCAACGAGGGCATGACAGACTGCGCGGTGCTGCTGGAGGCGGCCTATGAGGACACCGTTGAAAAGCTGCTGGCGCTGAAGGAAACACTGGAGGGATAAGCGATGGCAAAGCAGAGCGGATACCTACAGAAGCTGGCGGCGCAGCAGGCTGTTCGGGATGAGAAGACCCGGCGCTTTACGCTGCAGCAGTGCAAGGACATGATGCTCATCACCATGCACGAAGACTTCGGCTGGGGCGAAGAGCGCCTGAAGAAGGCGTGCGGAAAATACTTCGTACCGTGGGATGAACGGTACAGATAATCAGGAGGATGCCCCATGAATATCAGAAAGACCATCACAAGCGAGATCGAGTGGAACACCATTAAGAAAGCGCAGGCGGACGGAAAGCTGCAGGAGCTGCTGCAGGTGGGAGACGAGCTGGACATCACGCTGAAGACCGGCGAAGAGCTGACGGTGCAGGCCGTGGGCACCACGGAGCGTGGGCTGATTTTCCTGCTGAAGGACTGCATGAAGGACGAACACGGGATGAACAAGCGCATGACCAACAAAGGCGGCTGGCGGGACAGCGAGATGCGCCTGTGGCTCAACGAAACCATTATCCATATGCTGCCGGATGAGCTGCGGGAGATGATCGTGCCGCGTCGCATCGTGCAGACCATGGACGGAGAACGACTGGAGAGCGAGGACAAGCTGTGGCTGCCGTCGTTCACAGAGATGTTCGGCAAGGAAGGAGCGGAGGACTGGGCACCGGCGGACACAGATGAGACACAGCTGGAGCTGTTCAGCACGGAGCGCAGCCGCGTGAAGGAGAGACCGGGGAACGGTACATGGTGGTACTGGCTCCGCTCTCCGAGTGGCAGCGACTCCACGTATTTCTGCTGTGTCCACAGCAGCGGCAACGCCTCCTACAACTGCGCGGGCGCTGCGTATGGCGTGGCCTTCGGCTTCTGCCTTTAATCTGAGATCGAAACTATCCGCGCGCCGTGTGCGCGCGGGAAGGAGCGAAACATGAAACCGAGCTGCAGCAGCTGCGCACATGCCTTCCGGGAGGAATGGAGCCGCGACACAGACGCGCTGCGCTGCGGATACCGGGCACGGCCGGAGGAACGCGCACCGGCGCGGGCGGACGGCATTCCCATGATGAAACCGCAGAGCGCCTACGGGCGGGTGACGCAGCTTTTTCCGAAGGGCAAGGAAGCGTGCGTGGAAGGGAATGCACCGCCAGCGTGGTGCTACGGGCATTATTTATCCACATAGCCGAAACAGGGCGCGCTGTGCGTCCTGTCTGCCGGGGACAGCCTCCCGGCACTGACGATGGCAGGCTGAACACCTATATATAATTCGCGCGCACGCGCGAATTGAGGCTTGTAACCAATCTTAACTTAGCAACCAGAGAGGAGCTGCGGGGATGTACACAGGGAGAACATTCAACCGGGAGAGCGTATATGTCTGCGGCGATTACATGGACGGAGACATATATCCGGTATTCCAAACGCCGGGGAAGCGGAGATCGCGGTGCAAGCCCACGAGCGAAATTCAGCAGAAGCTGAACCAGAAGAACGCAGAGAAAAAACTGACCCGTCTGGTGCACAGCAATTTCACAGAGGATGACATTGCCCTGCATCTGACTTACCGTCCCGGCGAAGAGCCGCAGACGGAGGAGGAAGCGCAGCACATCCTGAGCAATTACATCCGAAGACTGAAGCGCCGGTATGCAAAGCTGGGGATGGAACTGAAGTACATCAGCTGCACAGAATACGGCAAGACCAACGGAAGAGTGCATCACCATGTCATTCTCAGCGGCGGATTAGACCGCGACACCATCGAGAAGGTGTGGGGGCTGGGATACGCCAACAGCAAGCGGCTGCAGTTCAACGAATCCGGCGTGACCGGACTGGCGCACTACATCGCCAAGGACAAGCATTTCTTCAAGCGCTGGAACCAGAGCCGGAACCTGACCATCCCGCAGTGCGCGCAGTTTGACGGGCAGCTGAACATGGACGACATAGCAGACATCGAGGAGGCCATCGAGTGCGGAACGCAGTGGCAGTGGTTTGAAGACCGCTACCCGGACTTTCAGCTGGTGGAGGCCACCTGCTACAAGAACAATATCAACCGAGGGACATATATCCACTTCGAGATGCGCAGGCGTGAGTGGAGCGGTTCTTCGGCGGCGCAGCCTGCGCGCATGAAAAAGCGTACTCCATCAGGCAGACCCTGATGCGGGACAATACATAACCGGGAGGAATTGAATATGGCAAAGACACTGAACGAGTGGGCACGGGACATTCACCAGAACGCGGTGGAGCACGGCTGGTGGGACGAGTCGCGCAGCTTCGGAGACATTGTGGCGCTGTGCCACAGCGAACTGTCCGAGGCGCTGGAGGAATACCGCAACGGGAAACCCATGATCTACGGCTGCTGCGGTCACTGCGACAAGGAAACACAGTGCGAAGTGGATGGCAAGCCGGAGCACAGCTGCAAGCCGGAGGGCATTGCCACGGAGATGGTGGACTGCCTCATCCGCATCCTCGACTGGTGCGGCAAGGAAGGCGTGGATGTGGAGGCGGTGCTGGCGCAGAAGCACGAGTACAACCGCACGCGACCGTACCGCCACGGAGGGAAAGCACTGTGAAGATCGGAGACAGAGTGCAGCGGGTGCCGGAGACTTTCGGAGAGACGGAAGAGATCAGAGACCGGAACCGGAAAAGAAAGGCACGCAGACGAGCCTACGACGGAACGGTGATATACATCCATCCGCTGGGGCGGTTCCATGTGGTGGCTTTTGAGACGCGGGGGGGCACCATCCGGGAGAGCTTCGCGGGCGTATGATAACACGGGAGGTGAAGCAGATGTTTCGATATAAGCGCGGCGTGAAGGCGGACTACAACCGGCAGGGGTATATCTACTTCACCTCCCGCCGCTACCGGGAGCTGGACGAGGCGGCGCAGCAGAAGATACTCAACCTGTGTTTGGAGCACGGCGGGGAGTATTATCAGGCGCTATTCGAGTTTGTGACCACGGATGCCAGCGCCACGGCGCTGGCCATGCGGCACCACATGGACAAGACCACGCTGTACCGGAAGGTGCGGAAGTATTACGAGAACTTCCCAACGCAGCTGTAAAAACACACGCAGAACGCACGCAGGAACACACCTGCGTGCGTTTTTCGTTTTCGGCAAAGTTGCAACTCAGCGACACACTTTTTGTCGTACCATGATAGCGTGAGCTGGCGCACACCGCCAGCGGGTAAGAGCACAGCAAGATAATTCGAGGGGCGGGCGAAGGCTGTGCGGCAAAATGAATTTTTCCCCACGACAAGCGCGCACGATGCGCGCACGCACGCGCGGGAACCTTATAGCGCCGGAGCAAGGAGGTGGCGCAGATGGCTGCAGGAAGGCCGAAAAAATACACGAAAAAGGGACTGCGGGAAGCAATCGAGCGTTATTTCCGGAGCATATCACGGACAATTCCGGCAAGAGACGACACCGGCGGCATCATCCGCAACGATGACGGCGAGGAGATCAAGGTGGTGCAGTTCGTGGTGCCGCCGAGCGTGACGGGCATGTGCCTGTATTTGGGCATTGACCGGAGCACATGGCAGAACTACGCGGACGCTGCGCTGCATCCGGAGCTGGCGGGGATATGCCAAGGGGCGCGAACCCGCATCGAGGCGTATCTGGAGCAGGAGCTGCTGACACGGGAGAAGGGCGTGCAGGGCATCATCTTCAACCTGCAGAACAACTACGGCTGGAAGCAGAAGCAGGAGGTCGAACTGGGCAAGGACACCCGCGAGAGCATGAAGCACGCCGCCACCTACCATGAGAAGTTGGCGCTGCTGAGGGCTGATGACGGGGAGAGCGAGTGCGATGAAGACGAAGTGGACGGCCTCTGAGCTGAAGGCCATGAGCCGCGAGGAGATCGACAAGCTCTATGAAATCGTAACGTGGTACGAGGGACTGCGGGAGACCAACAACGAAACCTTCCTGCCGCTGTTCGCTGACACACACCGGTATCTGGTGCTGAAAGGCGGCGGCGGTTCGGGCAAGTCCATCTTCGCGGGACGGAAGGTGCTGGAGCGGGCGGTCAACGAGCCGGGACACCGCTTCCTCGTGTGCCGTAAGGTAGCGAGGACGCTGCGAGAGAGCTGCTTCAAGCAGCTTTTGGGACAGCTGGCGGAGTTCTACCCGGACAGCGGGTACAAGGCCAACAAATCAGACCTGACCATCTCTTTCCAAAACGGCAGCGAGATCATCTTTGCGGGACTGGATGACGTTGAGAAGCTGAAATCCATCTACAACATTACGGGCATCTGGATTGAAGAGGCCAGCGAGCTGCTGGAGGGAGACTTCAACCAGCTTGACATCCGACTGCGCGGAAAGACGCGGGAGTACCAGCAGATCATCCTGAGCTTCAACCCGATCAGCATTCAGCACTGGCTGAAGAAACGTTTTTTTGACCGGCGGGACAAACGAGCGCGGGTGCACGAGAGCACCTACAAGGACAACCGTTTTCTGGATGCGGCAGCCATACGGACGCTGGAGAGCTTTCAGGAGACGGACGAATATTACTATCAGGTCTACTGCCTCGGCATGTGGGGCGTGACGGGAAAGACGGTATTCAACGGCAAGGCCATCGGAAGACGGCTACAGGAGCTGAAGGAACCGGTGTGCACCGGCCTCTTCACATACGCGGATGACGGGCTGACGCTGACGGACATCCGATGGGAGGACGCGAGGGACGGATGCATCAAGGTTTACAAGAAGCCGGAGAAGGGCGTGCCCTATGTGATCGGCGGAGACACTGCCGGAGAAGGCAGCGACAGCTTTGTGACGCAGGTGCTGGACAACAGAACTGGAGAGCAGGTGGCGGTGCTGCGGGGCAAGTTCGACGAGGATGTGTTCGCACGGCAGGTCTACTGCTTAGGGCTGCACTACAATACGGCGCTCATCGGCATTGAGACCAACTTCTCCACTTACCCGGTGATGGAGCTGGAGCGGCTGCGGTATCCGAAGCAGTACATCCGGGAGAGCATCGACGATTACACGCACAAGATCAAGCAGAGCTTTGGCTTTCTCACCAACACGAAGACGAGACCGGTCATCCTTGCGGAGCTTATAAAGGCGGTGCGCGATGACATCACCATCGTGAACGACGAGACAACGCTGCAGGAGATGCTGACCTTCGTGCGCAATCCGGAGACGCTGAAGCCGGAGGCGGAGCTGGGAGCACACGATGACTGCGTGCTGAGCCTTGCCATCGCACACTACATCAGGCCGCAGCAGAGCTACATCGCACAGAAGGAAACGGTGGCGCGGCGGTGGACGGCATCCATGTGGGAGGACTATGAGAACGCATCACCGACGGAGCGGGAGATGCTGCGTAAACGCTGGGGCAATCCGCAGCGATAACAGGAGGACGCTATGAAGAAACAGGACAAGAACAAGCTGCGGCTTTGGCAGGACAGGCTGAAGACCAACGAAGCGGCATACGACGGCGAGACCAGCCGCATGGACGAGCGGGAGGCGCTGTATGCCGGAACGAACGAGATGCGGCCTATCGTGCAGGGCGAGCGGAAGACGAAGGCTGTGCATGTGCGCAATATCTGCGCGGAGATCATCGAGGCGCAGACAGACAGCAATATTCCGCAGCCGAAGGTGACGGCCAGACGCAAGCAGGACGAGATGAAAGCAAAGCTCATCGAGGACATGCTGCGCAACGAGCTTGACAGAATGCCGTTTGAACAGCTCAACGACATCATGGAGCGGACGGTGCCCATTCAGGGCGGCGCGGCGTTTCTGGTGGAGTGGGACAACACGCAGCGGACGCACTTCACCATCGGGGAGCTGGCGGTATCCACGCTTCACCCGAAGCAGATCATCCCGCAGGACGGCGTGTACACCGGCATCGAGGACATGGACTACATCATCCTCAAAATCCCGCAGACGAAGGAATACATCCGCAGGCGCTACGATGTGGACGTATCAGACGAGAGCGAGGAAGAGCCGGACATCAAGGGCACCGGTGGGGACACCACGGCGAACGACCTTGTGACGCAGTACATCGCCTACTACCGCAACGACAAGGGCGGCATCGGTCTTTACAGCTGGGTGAACGACACGCAGCTGGAAGACCTTGAAGACTATCAGGCGAGGCGGCTGCGCAGGTGCGTGAAGTGTGGCGCGGTGGAGCCGCTGCTGACGGAGCCTGAGATGGACGCGCCGGACATCCTGCTACCGAACGGCATGAGCGCGGCGGCGGAGGTGGACTTTGACGCGGCGGCGGATGCGCTTGCAAGAGAGACGAGGCCGCTGCCGCTGCGGGGCGGGCGGAAGAAATGCCCATACTGCGGCGGAAGCAAGTGGGAGGAGACCGAGGAAGAGTTCGAGGAAATCCCTGTGGCCGTCACCAGAAGCGACGGAAGCACCATCGGCGGCATGGTACGCCGAGAGGTGGCATCCGACACAGAGACGGACGAGCTGGGGCTGCCGGTGGTGGAGATCATCGAAGAGCCGACGAAGGTGCCGTTCTACAAGCCAGACATCTTCCCGGTTATCCTGCAGAAGAACGTGAGCGTGTACGGCAGGTTCTTGGGAGACAGCGATATTGACAAGATCGCCGACCAGCAGAACACCACCAACCGCATCGAGAGCAAGATCATCGACAAGCTGCTGAAATCGGGCAGTTACATCACGCTGCCGGACGAGGCCAGCATCCGCGTGGACGCGGAGGACATGAAGGTCATCCGACCGGGCAATGCGGCCACCAAAGCGCTGATCGACGTATACGACCTGCAGGGCAACGTGGAGCAGGACATGGTGTACCTGTCGCAGGTATACGAAGAGGCACGCCAGATCATCGGCATCACGGACAGCTTTCAGGGGCGGACAGACCGCACGGCCACCAGCGGCAAGGCAAAGGAGTTCGCGGCGGCGCAGAGTGCTGGCAGACTGGAAAGCAAGCGCGTAATGAAAGACGCGGCGTATGCGGCGCTGTTCGAGGCTATGTTCAAGTTCAAACTGGCGTACACGGACGAGCCGAGGCCGGTGGTGTCCAACGACATCCACGGCAACGCACAGTACGAGACGTTCAACCGCTATGACTTCCTTGAACAGGACGCGGCGGGAGAGTGGTGCTGGAACGATCAGTTCCTCTTCAGCTGCGATACCTCTGCCCCGCTGGCATCGAACCGCGAGGCCATGTGGCAGGAGACGCGCATGAATCTGCAGACCGGAGCCTTCGGAGACCCGGCGCAGATTCAGACGCTCATCCTGTTCTGGACGAAGATGGAGCTGCTGCACTATCCGGGAGCCGGAGAGACGCGGGCATACCTCGAAGAGGAACTGCACAAACAGCAGCTGCAGCAGCAGATGGCCATGCAGATGCAGATGGCACAGCAGCAGATGCAGCAGGCTCAGATGCAGCGGCAGCAGAATGGCGGGCTGGACATGCAGACCGCACAGGCCGTCATCCAGAGAGCGCAGCAGGACGCTGCGCGTGATTCCGGGCAGACCATGGGAGCGAATGCTCCCGTCTGACATAGATACTTCCCTATCATTCGGGTATCGCCCGACCTCCTGAAGCGGGAAGCGGCGCGGGACTGGGGCACCCGCGCCGCCGACCGTGACACAAAGGAGCATCAAGGAAAGAAAGGAGGACGCAGAGATGGCAGATAAGACCTACGCTGGCAGCATCAAGAACACCGGCGCGCAGGTGGTGAAGGCACCCTTCAGCGGCGACAACAAGAAGGGCAACGGCACCGTGAAGACCGGCAACGACCTGAGAGGCAGCAAGAACAAGTAAGATCATCTGACAAAGCAAGCCCCACATTCGCAGGAAAAGCGCAAAAATCCAGAGAGGAGCACAACACATGGACATCGACTACGGCGCATTGTTTGGCATTGACGAAGGCGGAAAAGAGCAGGAGATCGCCGACCCTGCCACGGACGAGACCACACAGGCGCAAGGCGCAGAAGAGCAGGAAGCCGCCGACCATGCCGAAGAAGAGACGCAGGACACAAGCGCCGAAGAACCGCAGGGAGCTGCGGAGGACGGCGAAGATCATAGTGAGACGGGCAAGCAGACCCCGGAGCAGAACGCAGCGTTTGCAGCGGCACGCCGCAAGGCGGAGGCGGAGCGAGATGCCGCCGTGGAGAAGGCGCGCACAGACGCACAGGAAGAAGCGAGGCGCACCATCGACGAGGCGTTCCGAAACAGCGGACTGGTGAACCCGTACACGAAGCAGCCCATCACATCGAAGGCGGAGTACGACGAGTACCGGCAGCGCTTCGATGCAGAGCGCAAAGCCCGCGTGCTGAAGAAGAGCGGGATGAGCGACGAGGAGTTCAACGCATTCGTGAACGACCTGCCGGAAGTGAAGCAGGCCAAGGAAGCGCAGGCGGCGGCGGAGCGGGCGCAGCAGGAGGCCAACGAGGCACAGGCACGGGTGAAGGTGGACGAGCAGCTAAAGGAGATCGGCAAGCTGAACCCCAACATCCGGGAGCTGAAAGACCTTGCGGCCATGGAGACCTATCCGAAGTTCTACGAGCTGGTGAAGAAGGGTAACACGCTGGTGGATGCCTACCGGCTGGCAAACTTCGAGGCTCTGACCAGCAGCGCGGCGGCGGCCACCAGACAGGCAGCTCTCAACAACCTGCAGGGCAAGCAGCACATGGGACAGACCAAGGAACGAGGCGCGGGCGCGGTGAGCGTACCGGCTGAAGTGAAGGAGATGTACCGCGCGCTGAATCCGGGTGCCACGGATGCAGAGATACAGGCACACTACAACCGCAGCCATAAAAAGGGCTGACGAAGCGAAAGGAGAAAAGCACAATGGCTTTCAAGATTTATTCCACTGATGACAACCGCGTGCCGGGTATTGAATACCTGCCCGCAAGCGCCATCACCCCCAAGGTGGGCATGGCACTGACGCAGACCACCGGCCAGCTGGCGCTGGCTACCGGCGCAACCGCGCCCACTTACATCTCCATGTGCGAGAAGGACAGCGAGTGCACGGCAGGCGACATCATCCCCGTTATCCGCGTGGGCAAGGACATGATTCTGGAGACCACCTTTGCAGCTGCCGCAACCAGCATCAAGCTGGGCGACAAGGTGACGCTGCACACGGACGGCCTGCAGGTCACGGCCACGACCACCAACGGCGTGGCGGAGGTGGTGTACATGGACGGCACCGCCAGCGGCAGCATGTGCCGCGTGCGCTTCTAAGAACGACGAAAGGAGTACAGTGAACAATGGCTAATATCACCTTTACCGAAGGCTCCGGCCTTCAGGACAGCATTTTCGGCAAGTCTCAGGAGCCGATCAAGATGTTCCTCGAAAAGAGGGGCGAGGCGTTTGAACAGACCAGTATGCTGCCGGAGCTGTTCAACATGGGCAGCAGCAACCACTGGGGCGAAAAGTTCTCCACCATGACGGCCATGGACGGCTTCCAGCCGGTGGGCGAGAACGGCGACTACCCCGTGGACGGTATGCAGGAGGGCTTTGCCAAGTTCCTCGAACACATGACATGGAAGAACAGCTTCTCCCTGTCCCGTGAGATCGTGGAGGATGCAAAGCTGATGGATTTGAAGAAGCAGCCCGCTGGCTTCATCACCAGCTACTACCGCACCCGCGAGAAGTTCGGCGCTGCCCTCATCGGCGCGGCTGTCCAGAAGAAGACGGAGACCACCTTCTCCGGCAAGACCTTTGACGTGAAGACCGCCGATGGCAAGTGCCTGTTCGCCACCAACCACCCCAGCAAGCTGGGCAAGTCCAACCAGTCCAACCAGTTCTCTGATGCCTTCAGCAACGACGCGCTGATGGCGATGGAGGCGAAGATGCAGGACTTCCGTGGCGACAACGACGAGGTGCTGGATGTGGCTCCCACCACCATCCTCATCCCCAACGACTACAAGCTCAAGCGCGACGTGTTCGCAGCCATCGGCGCGGACAAAGACCCTGCCACTGCCAACAACGGCTTCAACTACAACTTTGGCCGCTGGAACGTGGTGGTGTGGCCGTACCTGAACCAGTTCATCGCGTCCGGCACGGCTCCGTGGATTCTGCTGGACAAGAAGTACAACGACGAGTACGGCAGCGCCATGTGGCTTGACCGCGTGCAGCTGGAGGTCAGAAGCGAGTTGGCGGGCAACGATGCCAACGTGTGGAAGGGCTACGCCCGCTTCATCGCCGGTTTCAACGACTGGCGCGGCTATGCCGTGGGCGGCGTGACCGGCGGCACGCAGCTCATTGCCACATCGACTGGCGGCTAATCAGAACACAGACCGGACGGGGCGGCGGCGCAGGCCGCTGCCCCGCTTTTCATTTCGAGGAAAGGGGGACGGATAATGGCGACACTGAAGAGCGTCATCGACTATGTAGACGAGATCAAGCCCAACGCCTTCTCAAACGAGGCGAAGACAAAGTGGCTGAACGAGTGTGAAGGACTGGTGCAGACCGAGGTCTTACTGTGGGCGAGCGAGGAGATCATCACCTACCAGTACGACGCGGACAAGGACAAGGAACTGCTGGCGCAGCCGCCGCACGACAAAATCTACTGGGCATACCTGACGGCCATGATCGACTTCGCCAACGGCGAGTACAACAAATACCAGAACACGATGCAGATGTTCAACAGCTTCTTCGGCGAGTTCATGCGCTGGTTTGCCCTCAACTACCGTCCGGCAGATACCCACGAGGAGGTATATGTATGAGCGGGTACGGAAACACGAAGATCGGAACCGAGTGGCGCGGGTATTACATCACCGCCTACGGCATCGCCGTGAAGCACGGCTTTCAGGGGACGGAGGAGGAATGGCTGAAGAGCCTGAAGGGTGACGGCGGCGAGCCTATCGTCATCCGCTATGACGAAACCGCGCAGCAGCTGCAGTGGAAGTACGAAAGCGACACACAGTGGCAGGAGCTGCTGAGCCTGAGCGAGCTGCAGGGCGATGTGGTGAGCCAGACGCTGGCAGCGGCACAGAGCGCCAAGACGGCGGCGGAGGCGGCGCAGAGTGCGGCGGAGACCGCAGCACAGACCACCGGCGCAGACGCAGCCGCAGCCAAGAGCGGCGCAGACACCGCAACGGAGAAAGCCGCAGCGGCGGCAGTAAGCGCCAAGACAGCCACGGACGCGGCGGGAGAAGCACAGACGGCGGAGAGCAGCGCCAAGGGCTACGCCTCCACCAGCGGCACCAACGCCACAGCGGCAGCACAGAGCGCGACAGACGCGCGAAGTGCCAAGGCGGCGGCAGAGACAGCGGCCAGCACGGCAACGAGCGCCAAGACCGCAGCGCAGACTGCTGAGACGAACGCCAAGGCCAGCGAGACTGCAGCGGCGAGCAGCAAGACGGCGGCGGCAACCTCTGCCAGCAAGGCGGAAAACGCGCAGAGCGCGGCAGAGGATGCACAGGCGGCGGCAGAGACAGCGGCCAGCACGGCAACGAGCGCCAAGACCGCAGCGGAAACCGCCAAGGCGGGCGCGGTGAGCGCACAGAGCAAGGCACAGAGCGCACAGGCGAAGGCGGAGGGCGCTGCCGCAGACGCGGAGGAAAGCGCCGCAGCGGCGGCGCAGAGCGCCACACAGGTGGCAGCCAACAGCAAGACCGCCGAAAGCTGGGCGGTGGGCGGCACCGGCACCCGCGAGGGCGAGGACAGCAACAACGCTAAATACTGGTGCGAGAGCGCACAGGCCATTGCGGGCGGCGGCGTGACCAGCTTCAACGGGCGCGGCGGCATCGTGAAGCCGCAGAAGGGCGACTACACGGCGGAGATGGTGGGGGCGGATGCCTCCGGCGCTGCGGCGGCGGTGCAGAGCAATCTGGACGGCCACGAGGGCGACACCACGGCGCACATCACAGCGGCGGAGCGCACCAAGTGGAACGGCAAGCAGGACAAGCTGACCTTCGACACAGCCCCGACGGCGAACAGCACGAACCCCGTGACCAGCGGCGGCGTGAAGACGGAGCTGGACAAGAAAGCCAACGCCACGAGCCTCGGCGCACACACCGGCAACACGGACAACCCGCATCGGGTGACGGCGGCACAGGCGGGCGCAGACCCGACGGGGACGGCGGCAAGCGCGGTATCGGCACATAACAGCTCCAGTACGGCGCACAGCGACATCCGCACCGCGCTTGCAGGGAAAGAGGCGGCGGGCGCTGCGGCAGCCGTGCAGGGCAACCTCGACGATCACGAGGGCAACACCACCGCGCACATCACGGCGAGCGAGCGGACGAGCTGGAACGGAAAGAGCGGGAAGGCGGTCTCTTTCACGGTGACACTGACGGCGGCGGGATGGAGCGGCAACGCGCAGACTGTGAGCAACAGCAAGTTCGTCACGAGCGGGTACGCCTACACGGTATGCCCTGCGGGAGACAGCTTTGCAAGCTACGCAGAGGCGGTGATCTACGCCGACGATGTGACCACGGCGGGAAAGATGACCTTCCACTGCAATGAAGCACCCACGGCCAATCTGACCGTGAACATTCTGAGAACGGAGGCAACGGCATGA